CAGATCTACTATAGTTATTTGTCCAGAAGGCTATGATAGAGATGATTGCTTTTGTGTGCATAGTTTTGAAGATTTAATCAAGCTAATTACAGAGTTATCTAAAACTCAAAATGTGTTTATAATTGGTGGTGGAATGCTCTATAAATCTATGCTTTCTTATTATGATAAGGTGTATGTGAATAGGGTAGACGCTGACGGTGGAGCAGAAGTATTCTTCCCTAATCTTGATGAACACTCTGATTATGAACCTTATCAGTTTCTTCCTATTATAGAGGATGAGGGCTATAAAACTCAACTTGTAGTATATACTAGAAAAATTCCATTGGAGGAGCTCGAAGGATAATGAATACACTTATTAATTATATAAAAGATCTTACTGAGCGAGTTAAGGCTAACATACAAATTAAAAAAGGAAACTTATATCTAGATGTTTATCTAATTGATGAATTTTTTAAATTGGTAAACAAGAACTGGAGGTATCTTTGTTATCCAGAAGTTTTGCCTACCTATATGACTTTACAAAAAATTATAGTTGATGATATTCTTTTAAACATTATAGTAGACGGAAAAAGTGGCGATTTATATAACAGTATGATGACTTATAATGCTACTTGTACTGAAGAAGATTTACATGAATTTTATGATATCCCTTATGGGGGTGAGGGAGAGCTTGAACATTTAAATATTCATACTGGACGGGGAAATGGAACAAGTGACTTAGCTACCAAAGAACCTATTAAAATTTCAGCAGTAGAGCCTGATGGCTGGCCTATTACTCTAACAGTCGGTACAAAATTTGAAGTTAAGGATTATTTAAATTTAAGTTCCGCACGAACTTGGTTTGAGCAGGATGCAGAAACTTCTACATATCATGATGCTAATTATGTCTTTATTCATATCATAGAGGGAGATACGTTTTACTTAGCTGAAAATAAAAAGACTGCTACCTGGTATTCACTTCCAGCTACTAAAGATATAGTGCACCATCGTCGCCAGGTAATTTTATGGCTTAAAGATGATGGTATTTTAGGTGTAAAGTTTAGCTAATACTTTGTGGAGATTTTATGAACTTTCAAATACGGATTCCTAAGTCAAAATGTGATTTCTGTTCCTACAAAGTAGGTAATGAGTGCACAGCCGCAAAAGCAAACGGTCAGGTTAATTCATATTATTGTAAGCAGGCACAGTATGAGTATAATCAATGGCTGTGGCAGCAGAAGCAAAAACAAAAGCCAAAGTCTTGGTGCTAAAATAGATAAAGCTTTCGTTTATATGCTAAATTATATAAGCGGAGGCTTATTTTATTTAGGAGATGAAGATTATGGATTATAAAAGATTAAATTTTGAAGACTATTTTACAATTTGTTCTGGGAACTGGAATAAATTAGATACAGAGCTTAATATTGCACAATATGAAAGTATTCCTTATAAGTACAAGAATAAAGAATATCTTGTAGAATACCAAGTACGTTTTGATTCTGAAAGACATTGCTTACAGGTAATTTTACAGCAAACTAATACTAAATCTGACTGGTATGTAAATTTTGATTTTCCTTCTAAAATTTATGATAAATTTACTTTTGATAATAAGCTAATTCAGCTTAAAGTACATAGAGGTTGGGGAAATATGTGGTTAGTTTGTCAATCACCTATAAGACAAAAAATTAAAGCTCTACTAGATGAGCACCCAAATTGTTTTATTGAAGTAATTGGTTGGTCATTAGGTAGTGGTTTAGCGCAGCTTGCAGCTGAGGATATTTATTTTAAATTTGGTATTAAGCCTTATCTTTATACTTATGGCAGTGTTAAGCCTTTTTATGGAAAGGATACTTATAATTTTGTAAAATCTTGCTGTCAAGCAGCTTTTAATTTCTATGATCACTGTGATATTGTAGGTTATATGGTTCCATTTTTTGGTTGGAAAGCTATTAATCATTGCAAAGTAAAGCTAGAAAAGTTTGGCATTACTAAGCTTTTTAAGCCTATGAATTATCATACTAGATACGATGTACCTGGACAATATATTCAGTATAATACTTAAATATTTATGAGTAACCGCCTATATTATTTGCTAAATTTAATGTAGGCGGTAAGCCGACGATACAGAAAAGATACCAGAACGATAGTGAATTTACGATACATAATTTTAAGATACCTTACAAGATACCTTAATAATTAAATATGTAAAATAGCTGTCGTCTGATAAATTTCAGGCGACTTTTCTTTTTGTTCAAAATTTAAGTTTTTGATCATTGTATATTAAAATGAATATTATTTTAAGGAGTTTCTATAATGATTAAATTTTTTATTGAACCTGGTTATGAGGTAAAGCATCCTGTAAGAGACTTTGGAAATGCTGGAGTGGATGTATTTATTCCTTATGCTACTAAGGATTTTATTGAAGCTTTCAATGCAAAGAATGATGCTAAAAATGCGTATCTTACCTATGCACAGGATGCAATTATAATTGAGCCTCATGGCCGAGTAAATATTCCATCTGGCCTTAGGGCTAGAATTAGTCCTAATGTAGCGTTGGAAGCTCATAATAAGAGCGGAGTAGCTACTAAGTATGGCCTTGTATTTGGTGCATCTACTGTTGATGCTAATTATCAAGGGATTATTCATGTTTCGTTGATTAATACCACAGCAGAAGCAGTAACTTTGCCTTTGGGAATGAAAGCAGTTCAGTTTATTCCTAGGCTTATTGATATGTCTTCTATTGAAGTAGACACTTCTGGAAATGTAGAAGACTTTTACAAAAATTTTGAATTTTCTAACCGCGGTGATGGAGCATTTGGTAGCACCGGAGTTTAAGTGAAATACAAACAAAAGGAAGAGGTATAGCTATGATTGAAAATTGCAGATACCGTGAAAAGTGTAATGGACGAGACTGCAATAAAGATTTTTGCATGAAAAAGTGTCGTTTAGATTGTTTGTATGATAACTCACTTTTATCAGAGACACAACGTCAGCATAAAGTTTTGTATTGTGATGCAGATGGTACTGATAGAATAGAATTTACAAAATTATCTCAAATCGAAGGAGCTATTCTTAAGTTTGTAGATGAGGGACATAATCTTTACCTGCATTCATACACTCCAGGTAATGGCAAAACAACTTTTGCCATTAGATTGCTTATGGCTTATTTTAATAAAATTTGGTCCAAATCCAATTTGACTTGTCAGGGCTTATTTGTGAGTGTACCTAGGTATTTGTTAGCTTTAAAAGAAAATATAGCTGGGCACAGTGAATATGCAGATTTTGTAAATAAAAATATTATGACTGCTGATTTAGTTGTATTTGATGATATAGCCGCAAAAATTGGGTCTGATTTTGAATTAAATCATCTTCTCAATATTATTAATACTAGAATGGATTTAGGAAAAAGTAATATTTTTACTTCTAATTTGGGTAAAAAAGAACTTACTACTGCGTTAGGTGAACGACTAGCAAGTAGAATTGGAAATAAGTCTATTGATATTGAGCTTCATGGTGCAGATAAAAGAGCTTTAAGTTTGACAGGAGGTAATTAATGACTACACAGTTTCAAATTTTAAATAAAATCTTGCAAACTGGTGATTATTCTTTAGTTTTGCTTAATAACTTAAATGAAGAATATTTTCCCGGGTATTCTTCAGAATTTAAGTTTATTAAGAACCATTTTGAAAAATTTGGTTCAGTACCAGACCGTCTTACTTTTCTTAATACTTTTCCTGATTTTGATATTAAGGACGTAAATGAGCCTGATTCTTATTTAATTGAACAAGTTAATAAGGATTATAATGCTCAGTATATTGCTAAACAATTTAATATCCTTAAAAAATTTATTGAAGAAGATAAAATTGACGATGCAGTAGCATATTTAGTTAATGCTGCAAATAATATTCATCAAAATGCTTCTATGACCTGCACAGATCTTTTCCAAGATACTAGTCGTTATGATAAGTACGTTGAAAGAGTCAATAGTAGAGATAAATTTTTTATTAAAACTGGTTTTGATGAACTTGATGCTATTATTGGTGGTATTGACGTAAAAGAAGAAAATATGGTGATTGCTGCACGTACTGGTAAAGGAAAGTCTTGGACACTTTTGAGAATTGCGGTAGAAGCTGCTAGACAAGGTTTTACAGTAGGACTTTATTCAGGTGAAATGTCTGCTGATAAGGTAGGTTATCGTGTTGATACTCTTTTAGGTCATATTGATAATAAAGCAATTACTCGAGGCTCAGGAAATTATGATCCTTCAGTCGGTCTAGCATACAAGCAATATATAGATAACTTACCTACTGCGCTTCCCGGAACTATAAAAGTACTTACTCCAAATGATATTAATGGCCCAGCTACTGTTGGAGCTTTACGTACTTTTGTAGAAAAAGAAAATATTCAAATTTTGCTTATCGATCAGTATTCCTTGCTTGAAGACCAACATCATGCAAAAGTTATGCATGAAAAGGTAGCTAATATCTCAAAAGATATTAAAAATCTACAGGTTATGAAACAGATTCCAATCGTGTCGGTCTCTCAGATGAATAGAACAAAAAATGAGGATGGAGAGCAAGATACTACTCAAATTGGCTTATCTGATAGAATTGGTCAGGATGCCACTTGTATTATTATGCTAGACAGAGATGTTACTTACAGCGACCCTGAAAAAAGAGTTGTTTCAGCTGATAAGCTTGTCCTTAATTTAGTAAAGTCTAGAGACGGTGGTGAGGGTAAATTAGTTTATGATGCTGATTTTAATACTGGTAGATTTACTTTTCTTAATCCTAATCTAACTGAGGCTCAATCTGAAGCAATGGAAACTTATTATGAGGAAGATGAAGGCTCTTATGATCCTTCTGTAGCTGCTCCATGGTAATATAAAATGAGAAAGTTAAAGATAGATAATTATATTTTAGAAGTTCCTGTAATTGAAGTTCTACGACGATTACAACTTACATTAACCAATGGTAAATTAAAAGAAGTTAAAGATGGTACAGAAAATATTCTAGTTACTTGTCCAGACCATAGTGGTGGACGAGAATCTCATCCTGCTTGTAATATTTATGTTGGTGATGATTCAAAAATTGAATATGGTTATTTTAATTGTTTTGTATGTAATTCTCGTGGGACTTTTTTAACGTTTGTAGCTCATTGTTTTGAGACTTCAGAAGCTTATGCAAAAAGCTGGCTTTTAAAAAATTTTAAAGGTCAGATGGTTGAGCAATATATTTTCATGGGAGAAGATATACAGCCGGGTAAAAATAAGCGAAAAGCAATCCCAAAACTTGATGAGTCTATATTAGATCAATATCAAAAATGGACGCCCTACCTTGCACAAAGAAAATTGTCTAGAGAATTATGTGAGTTTTTTAAAGTACGCTATGACCCGAAATATCGGCAAGTGATTTTTCCTGCTTATGATATTCACGGTAATTTAGTAATGCTTCCTAAAAGGTCGATAGATACTAAGACTTTTTACTTAGATAAGGAACAAGAAAAACCAGTATATTGTCTTAACTATATAGAGCAATATGGATATAAAACAGCATTAGTTACTGAAGGCCCTTTTGATACTTTGACTGGTTGGCAGTATGGCTTTCCTACTATTGGGATGTGGGGACAGTTTTCGGATTATCAAATTGAGCAAATAAATAAATCTTGCTTAAATGTCCTATATATCGCTTTTGATAATGATGAAGCAGGTGAAAGATTTCGACGAGCTTTAAAGGCAAGATTGAGTAATAGATTTATTTTGGTAGATGTAAAGTTACCAAAAGGGAAAAAAGATATTAATGACTTGACTAAAGAAGAATTTTTAGCCTGCATTCAAGAAGCTTCAAATTCACTCTAAACTAAATTGTATAATATATATATAGAAAACTTTGTGACGGAAGTCACGCGATAAAATTAAAATATATTTTTTATTAAGGAGAAAATTAAAAATGTCAAATTTTGATTACAATCAGTACCAAGAAGTTATTGCTAGAGCACAGAACGGATCTAATGGTTCCTCTACGAAAATCGGCTTTTTTAAGATGAAAAATGATAAAGACGAGGCTCTTGTTCGATTTAATATCTCGTCACTCGATGAGCTTCAGTTTGCAACAGTTCATCAGCTTGGCGCAGCACAAAAGTGGATGAAGGTTAGTTGTCTTAATCCTGTAGGTTCATATTATGATACTTGCCCTCTTTGTGCAGCAGTAGCTGGGGGAGCAAAGGATATTGGAAAAGCTTCTAAGAAGGTTTATGTACAAATGCTTGTAGCATATAAGGATAATACAACAGGGCAGTTTTCTGCAGCTATTCCTGTAATTTGGGAACGCCCTGCCGGATTTTCAAGAGAAATCGCAAATCTTCTTAAAGATTATGGTGATCTTAAAACTAGAGTATTTAAAGTAACTCGTAATGGTGTAGCTAATAGCATGCAGACTACTTACAGTATTTCGTATATTCCTCTTTTTGATAAGCCTGAAAGCGTACCAGAAGATTTCAGTGCTTTTGCAAATTTTAATATTGCAAAGCATAGCTTTTGGGAGAAAACTGCAGGCGAGATTCAAGTATTTCTTAATACTGGTTCTTTTCCAGAAGTAGCTAGAGCTCCTCAAGCGCCTATGCCTACTGACGCAGATGCTCCTTATCAAGCCCCAGCTACTGTAGTACATACTCCTGCAACAGAAAGTTTCACTACTCCTGCACAGCCTGCTTTTGTACCCCCTGTAACTACTCCTGAAGTAGCTCCTTGGGAATCTCCTAATACAACACCTGCTTTTGTGCCAGGTATTACTACTACACCTGCAACGATTCCTAATCCCGTAAATCCTGCAGTAGAGATTCCTGGAACAACAGTACCTAATATTAGTACTGCAGAAAATCCTACACAGACTGAGGTGTCTACTTCAACCGCCGCTGATTTCGGTAGACCTGGACGTAGCTTTGGTGATGGAAATTGGTCATTTTAATTAAATAATATTATTTAGAGGAAACTTAATGGATATTGGACTTTTCGGAACTGACTTTGATATTGATATTACAAAAACAAAGTCAGACGTAAAACAGTTACTTAAAAAGCTTAATCCTGAGTTTACAGAACCAGGTGCTCAAAATACTGAAAAGATCTTAAAATCAAAAAAGCTTTCCATTCAAGAACGCCTTGAGATAATTAATGATAAAGTCATCAAGATTCTCGGAAAGCAACGACATAATACAGTTGTAATTCGAAGTCTTGATGACTTCATTGCTTATATAAATAAAGCTATTCAAAATGGCGTTATTGCAGTGGACACCGAGACGAATAATAGTTTGGATCCTGTTACTTGTAAACTAATGGGTCTCTGCTTATATACTCCAGGCGAAAGACAAGCCTATATTCCTATTAATCATGTAGATTGGCAAACTGAAGAACTACTTGCAAATCAGCTTACTGAGGAAGATTGTAGACAACAGCTTCAAAGAATTAAAGATAATAATACTTTTGTTATTATGCATAATGGTAAGTTCGATTATGAAGTTATTAAGACCACTTGTCATATCGATTTGCCGCCCAATTGGGATACAATGGTAGCTGCAAGACTTTTAGATGAAAATGAATTAGCTGGTTTGAAATATCAGTATACTACAAAAATTGACCCGTCTCAGTCTAAATATGATATTGAAAGCTTATTTGAAAATGTGCAGTATGCTTTTGTAAATCCGGAGATCTTTGCTCTTTATGCTGCTACTGACTCAATGATGACCTATAAGCTTTATTTGTGGCAGCTACCTTTTATGACTTCCCCAGAGCTAGAAAGACTTTATTGGGTATTCTTGAATATTGAAATGCCTATTGTAGTTGTAACCGCAGAAATGGAGCTTAAGGGAGTAAGCATTAATACTAAGTTTGGTAAAAAGCTAAAAATAAAATATAAGCAGCAATTAGCAGAGATAGATACTGAAATAGAAAAAGAGCTTGATAAATTAAAGCCTTTAATTTCTGAATGGCGAGAAGATGAAACTCGTGGTGGGGCATATTCTAAGATGTATATGCCAAAGAAATCTAAAAAGTCACAGGAGGAGTTAGAAGCTATTTATACCGCTATTGAACCTGATCAGATTCCTTCAGGAAAAAAAGATAGAACTGGTAAAGATATTTTAGTGAAAAACCCTAATGCCGGTAGAAGATATAAATTTGGTAAAAAAGCTTCTGAAATGTTGAGTGACCCTATTAATCTTGCATCTCCTGCACAGCTTGCTATTCTATTCTATGATATTTTGAATTGCCCTGCTGTAAGTAAAAAAGCACCAAGAGGTACAGGTGAAAGCGAATTAGAAGCTATTGCAGAAAAGCGACCAGATTTACAAATTTGTAAGCTTATTTTGAAACGTAGGGGCATTGTAAAACTTATTACTACTTATATAGATGTCATTCCTGATTTAGTGAAACATTGGCCAGATGGTAGAATTCGTTTTCATCTCAATGCTCAGGGTACAGATACTGGTAGATATAGTTCCGGAGGAAAACTTAAATTTTTTGAGAATGGTGAACCAGTAGTAGTTTCTGGTATTAATATTCAAAATATTCCTTCACATAATAAGGAAATTAGAATGCTATTTCAGGGAGATACAAAATATCATGAGGTGGAGTCTTCTAATCAATGGTTTGATGTCCCTGAAACTGATGAAGTTGAAGTGCTTGATGCTGAAGGTAGATTAGTGTGGAAATTTGTATCAGAACTTGAAATTGGTGACGAGGTTAATTTAGAAACTGAAAATGGTATTGGAACTTGGCATATTCAGGCCATTGAAAAACAAGATAAAGTATATCGTATAAGATTTTGAAAGAAGGTGATTATGATGAAGTTAAAGACACGAACTAGATATATGCTAGTCGGCTCTGACTTCTCCTAGCTGCGCAAGAGCCTCGACTTACTGCATTTATGAGTCAAGACCCTAAGATGATGCAAGCATATTTTGAAGGTAAAGACTTGTATGCAGTTATTGCTCAATCTATGTTTAATAATGAGTATTGGGAAAATCTTGAATTTTACCCAGAGGGCCATGAAATTGAATTAGATGGTAAAAAAATTATCTGTGGCAAGAAGACTAACCTTCATAAAGCCGGTAAAGAAAGACGTTCTGCTGCTAAAACAATGCTTCTTGCTATTCTTTATGGTATGAGTCCTGCAACAGCTGGCGCACGAATGGGTAAAAGTGCAGAAGAGGGTAAACAGTTAATGGATAACTTCTTTAACCAGTTTACTAAAGTAAAAGAACTTATGGATGCTTCAAAAAAAATGCTTGATGAGACAGGCTATGTTGAAGATTGGGCAGGAAGACGTAGACATTTGCCAGACTTTAAATTACCTTCCTATGAGGTATTACCTTTAAAGAAAAATGATAATGTAGGCTTTAACCCTATTTTATGTTGTAAGAATAGGGATGCCTTAGATCCAAAAGTAAAAGATTTTTGGTTAAAGGTTATTGAGCAGAATTATAAAAAAAATAGTGAAGAGATGGGTAATACTACTTATGAGCTACTGACTAAAGGGGCTCGGGTTGGTAAAGTATTAAAAACACTTCATGGGCAAGAGACAGTAGTAAAAGATATGGGACCAGACTATGCCGTAAATATTATTGCTAATACTGGAAGAAAGGCCCAAGCAGAAAGGCAGTGCCTTAATGCCCGTATTCAAGGTGGAGCAGCTTCCCTTACTAAACTTGCCATGGTAAATGTAGATAAGGATCAAGAACTTAAAGACCTTGAAGCGCATCTCGTAATAACTGTGCATGATGAAGTACTGGTAGAGTGCCCAATGGCTTATGCAAGTCAAGTTGAAAAACGTCTGCCCCAAGTTATGATTGATACAGCGAAACCTTATATTAATGTACCAATGGCGTGTGACCCTTATGCAGAAAGACAGTGGTATGTCGGAGAATATTCAGTTTCATTACAAGCAGAGTTTAAAAAGCTTGAAGAAAAAGGCTTAGATAAAGAAACGGCTCTGGCCAAGGTTATTACAAATCATCCAGAAATGTTTCCAGAGGCTATAAGACATACTATTGAAACTGGTGAAGAAATAGACTCTGATGCTTATATAGAGGTAGAAGAAGATATAGAAGATGTTGAAATAGAATCTATGGAAGAAATAGAAAGCTTTACTGAGGAAGAATTAACAACAGGTGAATCTTCACTCCTATTTGACTTTGAATGAAAGGAAAAGATACAATGATAATTAATACAAAAGACTTTCAAGAAGTTGCTAATAAAATTTTGCTAGCAGCAGATTTAGATAAAAATGCAGCCAATCTTGAATTAAAAACTAAGGATACTTATTTATACCTTACTGTTACTAATCGAGAATATTATGTAAGCTGTAAATTTCCACTGAATGAGCCTGCAGAATTTCATGCTGTAGTTGATGCTTCACTATTCTTATCATTAATTTCAGGTATTACTACTGAGACTTTTAATATGGTTATTAACGGAAATCATATTAAAGTAGGCTCGGGTAGGAGTAATTATAAGCTTGCTATGATTTATGAAAATGAAAATCTTATGAGCTTACCTGTAATTAGTATTCAGAATAAAACAGTAGAAATGGATATTGAAAAAGATATTCTTTATAGTATTTTAAATGTAAATAGTAAAGAACTTCAGAAAGTAAAAAATGCAGTGGTAAGTAATGAGTTACAGAAGCTTTATTATATTGATGAGACTGGTTGTTTCACTTTTACTACTGGTGCTTGTCTTAACGCGTTTTCATTAGAGAAGCCTGTAAAACTTCTTTTAAATGAGCGCATAGTAAAGCTATTTAAGCTTTTCAAAGAAGATGTCCATTTTACTCTTGGACAAGACCCTGCTGGTAATGGCATGGTTGCTACAAAAATGACAATGCAAACTGAGGATACTTACTTAGCAGCTTTAATTACTTGTGATACTCTGTTAATCGACCGAGTAAAAGGTCCTTGTGATATTATGAAGCGTTACATGTCTACTGCATACGACTACCGACTTGTATTTTCAGTAAATGAATTTTTTGGGGCGGTTTCTCGTCTTCAAGCTTTTACAAAAAATAATAAGTCTGCAACCGAAAAGGTGAATTCTTCTTATTTACCGGTTAAGATTAATATTAATGATACAGGAATTACTATTCAGGATAAATATGAAAATACTGAATTTGTTAGTATTGAGAATGGAAGCTATGTCTCTGGTGAATATGAGTTTGGAGTAAATCTTATTGATCTTCGCTTAGTTTTTGAATCTTGTAAGAATGAACATATCACCTTTAATTGTGGAGACCATAAGTCAATTATTATTTCTAGAGGCCCTATCAGCAATCTTATTCCTGAGGTTAAACTTTAATGTCGACGAATCTTGGTAAAGCATTTGAACAACATTTTAAATTAGATTTTATAAAGTCTTTTCCTGATGGCACTATCGACCGATTAGTAGACTCAGTTTCTGGTTTTAAGACTGTTTCTAACGTCAGTGATTTTATAGGATATTCTTTTCCACAGATTATGTATCTAGAATGTAAAAGTTGTCTCGGTAATACTTTTCCATTGTCTAATCTAACTCAGTATGATAAGTTGCGTACAAAAGTTGGAATTAAAGGTGTTAGAGCAGGCGTTATTTTGTGGATGCGTGATCATGATAAAATACTTTATGTTCCAATTAGTAGTATTACTAAGATGAAAGAGGATGGTAAAAAGTCTATAAACATAAAGATGCTTAATGAAGATACTTACAAAATTTTAGTGATTCCAACAGAAAAAAAGCGTACTTTTCTTGAAGGAGATTACACTGTATTAATGCAGCTTCAAGATGGTGAATAAAAATATTTAAAAGTGTTGTATAATATATTGAAGAAGGCAAAAATATTACAGCCTTCTAAAGAGGTAATTTATGGAAATAGATGAAAAATTAAAACGTTATAAAGAGCTTCATACAAAAAAGTACTCTACAAATGGTATATCTGAAGACGAATTAGCAGAGTATTTAAAGCTTGCAGAGCAACTACGACCTGCAAGTCTTTATGCAAGAAACCTTGGCAAAGAATATTCTATTTTTGATATTGCAACTCTATTTGATTAAAAACGTAAAAGGCGGTTTTAATTATTAAGCCGCCTTTATTTTTCGGAGGAAGAATGGCAAAAGATTTAAATAAAGCTTTAGAGACAGTAGAAATCACATATAGTCAAATTAGACAGCTAGCAGATGATATGCTATTTCATGCTTTTGAGCCAATTAATAATTTGGTAGACGAAATAACTGGGCATATTGAAAGTATGCCTATAGAGCTACTTAGGGATTATCTCTTAAGAGTGCAGCTTGCTGCCTTTTCTATTAGTGAACTTAAGGATAGATCTGGCATAAAAGCTGTATGTGCTGAAGCAATTAGGAAAGAAGCTTATGCAACAAGTTATCTTGGCCAGGAAGGCACCCAGTCAGCTAAGGATGCAAGTGCTACTTTAGCTATTGCAGAAAATATAGTTGCGCAATGTCTCTATGAGCTAGTAGCTTCTTTAGTTAAGACAAAACTTGATTCACTCTATCGTTTAGCAGATACTATGAAAAGTGTACTAATGAGCAGGATGCAAGAAGCAAAGTTTCTTAATTTAGGAACCAGTAATGATATAGCTCCTACTACAAATGGAAGAATTACATTAAACGAATAAGGAAATTTCAGTATGATCCAAACATTACATAAAGCAAAATGTGCAAAAGGTGCAAAGAAGGCTAGAGAATCAATGCAAAAAACGGTGCAGAAAACACACCGAAAACAAGAAGCTGCTCGAAAAAAGCTTCGTAAGAAAACTTGGGGATTTTAAAATAAGGAGATTTTTACATAAATGGCAAGTGTATTAGAAATTGCAAAAAAACTTAATAAAGAATATAAAATGGATAAGCTTGCAATTGTTGCAGCTGTTAAACCGACATATGAAAGACTTTCTACTGGGGCTCTTGGATTGGACTACCCACTTTTTGGAGGCCTCCCGCTTGGTCGTATCTGCGTCTTTAGTGGATTGCAGCACTCAGGTAAAAGTACCGCTGCCTGTGCAGTTTTAGCTGCTTATCAGCGAAGATTTCCGCAACAGACTTGTGTATATGTAGATATTGAGCATTCTTTGGACCTCAAGTTTCAGGCTGCTATGTGTGGAATTGATACCTCAAAGCTTCTATATATTGACCCCATCGGTCTTTCAGGAGAACAGATTTGTGATCTTATTATCGAGCTACAAAAAGGTGAGGGTATTGGTCTAATTGTAGTAGATTCTCTACCTGCAATGGTACCTCAAGCAGTTCTTGAAAATGATATGACTAAAGATGCTGGTATGCGTGGCACAATGGCAAAAAAGCTCTATCCTTTCTTGTCTGTAATGCAATCTGCAGTTACTGAAAAAAATAATATGCTTATTTGCATTAACCAAGTAAGAGATGATGGAAAAACTTTTACTGGAATTCAGAAATGGAAAGAACCTTGTGGCGGCGCTCCTCAGTTCTACTCATCTGTGTCCGTAAGATTTGGTACTCGTAAGTTTACTAAAGGAGATGATATGGATGCCTGCGGCGCGCAGAACGGCGAAGGAGCAGATGGTTTTAGACTTCAGTTTAAGATTATGAAAAATAAAACTGCACCATGTAACCGAGGTGGTGGTTTTATGACCTTCCGTTATGCTACCGGTATGGATTGGTTGCATGATCTTCTTGAGATTGCTATTGGATTTAATTTTATTCCTAGATTAAATAATGTTACATATCAGCTAGTAAATCTTGAAACAGGTGAGCCTTTATATGATGAAGATGGCTTGGAACTAAAAGGTAAAAAAGCTGACCTTATTGAATATATAAAAACTAATATTCCATTTCAGACTAAATACCTTACAATGTTAAATAAAGCTATTGCAAATGAAGATGCTTCTTACGGCTCACTTCTGGATGCGCGTGCTTCAGCTGAAATTGATGCCCAAGAAAATGCAGTTTCTGAAGAAGCTAAGGCTTCTAATTTGGTAGATGCATAATGGCAGCAGGACTTAGACAAAGGGTTAAGGAAGGCGAAAACCCTAAACCTACACGTCATTTCTCTTCTCGCCAAGAAAAAACAGTGGCTAAAGCTGTTGGCGGAAGACAGACACCTAATAGTGGTGCAACCCCCTTTGCTAAGGGGGATGTACTTACTAAAGGGGCAAACGGTTTTCTCTTAGAGTGTAAAACAAAAACTTCTCCTTCTGAGTCAATTTCAATAAAAAAAGAGTGGTTCGATAAGAATAAACAAGAATGTCTTCTTACAGGGACTCCGCATCAAGCAGTAGTATTTAATTTTGGGCCAGATGAAGAAAATCATTATATTATTGATGAGTACTTATTCCAGTTTTTGCAAGAAAAACTAATGGAGCTAGAAGAGACTATATGAAAACTGTTTATTATGCTGTCGTACAAAAGTTTGAGGTACCAGATAATGCTACTGAACAGGATATTGATACTTTAGTTAGTATGCAGTTAACTGAACCTACAGATTATATCTGGTCTTTTGATGAAAATTTATTTGAGTTCCAATATGATTAAAAGGGCCAAATTGATGGCCCTTTTATTGTATAATATTTAGAGGAGTACTATTATGAGAGAATTAATTAGACAACAACTTTTACGATGCAGTTATGCAGATTTAAGTCATTTTGATACAAAAACACAGACTTTTAGAATACCTAAGTATAGTAAGCCTAAATATATTCTTGGTAATATGTATTTAGTGCAAGTTTCTGGAGCAATTGTGAACAATAATACTTCTGCTGTAGCAGCTAATTGGAATAATAGCACATCACCTATGTTTTCTTATCTTAAGATTTATGTTTCTAAAGAACTTGGAAAAATGATTTATGTAGATAGTATAGGATTTGACCCAGTAACTAAACAAGATATTAATACTCTTTGGTCTGGTTGGCTGCCTACTGAAGAGCTTACTATGATTAGTCAAGTAGTAATTTAAGGAGAGGAATATATGAGTAGACAATCATTAGCAGTTAAATGGCGTCCAAAAACATTGGATGAAATTATAGGACAACAGCTTACGGTACATATTTTAAAACGAGCAGTAGAAACAAAAAACTTTAAACATTGCTATCTTTTTGCAGGGGATAGTGGCTCTGGTAAAACTACTACCGCAAGGTGTTTTGCCAATGCAATTAATGAAGGACTTGGGAATCCTATTGAAATTGACGCTGCTTCAAATTCTGGTGTAGATGATGTTAGAGCAATCATTGAAGCTGCTAAGCAGAGGTCTTTGGACAGTGAGTATAAGATTTTTATTATCGATGAATGTCATGCTATCTCACAGCAAGGATGGAATGCCTACCTTAAAAGTCTAGAGGAAGCACCTCCTTATACTATTTATATTTTTTGCACTACTGAGCCAAATAAGCTTCCAGATACTATCCTTAATCGTATGCAACGCTATAATATTACTAAAATCTCTGCTGAAGATATAAAAAATCGACTTCGAGTTATTTGTTCAGCGGAAGGTTTTACTAATTATGAAGATGCTTGTGATTTAATTAGCAAAACATCTCATGGCTGCATGAGAGATGCTATTATGAAATTAGAGCAGTGTGCAGATTTTAGTACTGATCTTAAATTAGAAAATGTAAGGCAGGTGCTCAATACATCTTCTTTTGAGGCTATGTTTAGACTAATTTGGGCATTACAAGATAAGAATCAGGCAGATATGCTTAAAATCATTGATAGATTAAGTAGCACCGGCGTAGATTTGAAAAGTTTTATTGATCTATTTTTGGAGTTTACTCTAGACTTAGCTAAATTTAAACTTTTTAATAATATAGCTATTACTAATATCCCAGAGTACTATGCAGCCAAAGGAGTAGAGAACGTTCAAGCTACTGTTAGTTATTCAGAGCTTAATTGGTTTAATGAGCTTTCTAATTTGCTACTTCAAATTAAGCTTGAAATTAGATATGATTCTACTTATAAATCCACAATTGAAGCTTTCCTTTTGAAGTTTTGCAGATAAGGAGGTAAGAGGTTGTGAATACTATAATTGGACAACCTAAGTTAGTATCAATACTTTCTACTTATAGTTATAATTCCCTGCCTCCAGCTATGCTGGTAATCGGGCCAGAAGGCAGCGGAAAGCATTTTATCACTGAACGACTGGCCAAACATCTTAATGTAGAACTAATAGAAGTTAGTAGCAAAACAACGACAGAAGAATTAATCGAATACTCGCAATTTCCAGTTCCAAGACTCTATTGGTTAGATTTAGTTGGAATATCAGAAAAAGCTCAGAATAAGTTTCTTAAGTTTATAGAAGAGCCTTCGCCAACAGTACGAATTATTATCGGTGCTGAAGCTGAAGTAGGAATTTTGCCAACAGTACTAAATAGATGTATAAAATATCATTTAGATACCTATAGCAAAGCTGATTTACAAACTTTTTCTTGGGCGCCAAAAAATGTTGATGATTTGATTTATCAATTTTGTGATACGCCTGGCGCACTTTTAAATTTAGGAAATCCTGAAACTTTTGCTTCACTCTATCGAGCTTGTGAGTTTATTATTGATAAATTTCCAAGCATGCCAGAAGCTAATTATGCTATGGCGATGAGCATTGGGACAGATATTAGCTATAAAGACAAAGATGTGAATAAATTTGACTTTAATTTATTTTTGCGGGTTTTAACTTATATAGCTTTCGAACGTTGGAAAGCTTATAATAGTCAATTTGCTTTTGAGGTGTACTTTATTATTACTAAGAAAAGACAGGCTATCCTAAATAAAGCAGTTGCAAAAGAAGCTTTTATTTTTAGTTTGTTGCATGAGTTATGGGAGAAATCAAGAAATGACACTATCCGATCTTAAAGAGCAAATAAATAATAATTTACCTATTTCAGATGAATTCTGTATTTTCCTATGTAGTGAAAATACTTATTTAGTAGACCAATACATAGAGGCTATTTGTAAAGCTAAAGGTTTAGAATACCTTTCAGCTGATAGCATATTTGAGCAGTTTTCTGCTTTAGCTTTAGTTATGCCATCAGAAAATAATTACAGAATTATAAGAGTCGATGAATTCTCAGAGTTAGCTGAAGATTATTCTATTTTTACTAATACCGCAGTTGTTTGCTCTAAAATAGATAAAAAATTAGAAAGCTTAGTTTCGGAATATGTAGTTCAGATTCCAAAATTAGAAGAATGGCATATTAAGGCTTATATTAGTAGTAAATGTCCTAGCTTAACCGATGAAGAGGTTTTATGGTTTTATGAAGCTACCGGAAAAGATATTTACAAAATAGAGAATGAGCTAGATAAAATTGCGTTATTCCCGGAGGCATCTAGATATACAGTATTTAGAATGTTAGTAAATGAGCCGAATAGTGACCTTTTTACTTTTAGTACTTTTAATCTAGGAAAAGCAATAATTCAAAATGATACTGCCACGGTTTGTAAAGTACTATCTTATAGGCACTGTTTTGAAATTGAGCTATTTAACCTAGTAAATATTATGCTTGGTCAAGTACGAGATACTTTAATGGCTACTCGAAATAGCGGCAGACCTGCTGAAGCTTTTGGAATAAAAAGTGGACGAGCTTTTTATCTGCAGCAAGATTTTGGTAATGTTAGTACAGCACGGCTTCAATTTTTGCTAAAAGAGCTTTCTGCTATTGATCTTAAAGTAAGATCAGGCCGATTAGATACTAGTAATAAAGCGCAAGTTGATTATGTAATTACAAGACTTATGAGGTAATTATGGGAGATAGATATTCTTACTCAAAAATTGATGTCTATAAATCCTGTCCTTGGCATTTTAAACTTAGGTACATAGACGGTAACTTTATAGATACCGGAGGGCTTGCTACCGAACTTGGTACTTTAATACATGAAACCGAAGAAGCTATAGCTAATAATATCAAGGCAGGCTTACATATAAATTATGTACAGCTTAAAAATAATATTATTTTAAATATGCTACAGCTAGAACATAAATACACTGATAGTTTTCATACTTTGGATAAGTCCAATCGTAGTTGTAAAGATAAGATTTTTGGTTACTTAGAATCAGGTATTTATAGACTTGAAAAATTTTTACTTGCTAATAATCATATTGAAGTTTTAGATACTGAAAAAGAATTTGAATTTACCTTACCTGGCACAGAAACAGTTTTTCATGGTTTTATTGACCGCATTCTTTATAATAAGCGTCAAATGAAATATATCGTTCAGGATATAAAAACTTATGCTGTTCCAGTAGAAAAGAAAAATTTAGATGTACCTCTTCAATTTGTAATTTATGCCCATGCAATGAAAGAGCTTTATGGAATTAGCACAGAGGAAATAGACTGTGCTTATGATTTACCCTTCTGTGATCTTACGCAGGCTGCAGGAACCACTGATTTTATAGATCGTGGTACTGAAAAAGTTATTGAACTTTTAAATAATATTAATAAAAAAGAATTTGCACCAAAACCTTCTCCTCTCTGTCATTGGTGTGAATTTTGCCCTACAAATCCAAATCAGCCTGAGGCTGGTAAAAACTTATGTCCATATCATTCTTTGTGGACGCGTGAAAATAAGACCCACCAGGTTGCTTCAAGCTGGGCTGGTCTTGATCAGCATGAGCTTGTATTGTTCGAGTATATCAAATGTCAAAATCCAAGCTCAAATGTTGTATAATAAAATATAAGGAGATATTATGCAGCAAAATAAACTTTATGATGTTATCATTCTTGGAGCCTCTAGCCATGGATTAGCTTTAGCTGAAATGATAGAAGATAGCTGTTCTACTGCCCTAGTTAGCTCTAATTTTACTCATAAGACTAAAAAACAAAGTCTTGATTCTACAGATTTAATACAAGGAACTGCAGTCTACCTATCTTATATGCGAGGTTTATTTGTACTAAGCTTAGAAAATCGAGAAAAAGTAGTGGGTAAAAATTTAGTTATTGCTACAGGCACTAAACCAAAAAAGAGCGCTTTAAGAAATCAAAATATTAGGTACAATATCAGCGAACTAACTGAGAAGAATAAAATAGCACAGGCAGTAGTTTACGGTCATGATGAATTGGCAGTACAATACTCAATTAGTCTTGCAAAACTCTTTAAATATGTATATTTGTGTAGTGATACTTTTGAGTTGGATTGTAGCAAAAAAGTTCAGAAGCAGTTTAATGAGCTAGTAAATGTTGTCCACTTGCCTGGGTGTACAGTGCTATCTTGTAAAAATGATGCTAAAGGACAGCTAGTAGAAATAACATTGGATACCTATGATACTATTAAAACTTCTACTTTAGTTATGTCAATTGGAAGGCTACCCGACTTACCTTCATTTTTAAATCAATATATTAAGAAAGATCCAGATGGTTATGCTATAACTAAAGAGTACTCAGAAAGTACTAGCATTCCTAAAGTATATGCTATTGGTGGGCTACTTAAAAAATCTACTAAAAAAAGTTTAACTACTCTTGCAATTAAGTTAAAGGAGGAGACTGTAAATGCTTGACGAAAATCAAATCTATCAAAACAAGATGAAATTTATGGAGCTTGCTACGAAGCTTAACATAGATTTGACTGACCTTTATAAATATCTAGATAGCGTGGAATACTTTACAAAACCTGCTACTACTCAATATTTTAGAGCTTATTCTGGTGGGCTTTGTCAGTATGCTTTGGATCTTGCTTTTGAATTAGCAAGCATGGTAAATGCATATTGTCCTGGTAAGTATTCAACAGAAGATATTCTTAAAGTAGCATTATTTAAAGACCTATATAGAGCTGAACTTTATGAGAGTTATTTTAAAAACGTCAAGAACGACCAGACTGGACAGTGGGAAATGCAGCCAGCTTTTAGGTACCGTGAGCAACGTCCTACTTTTGGCGATATAGGTTTTAGCTCGTATATGATTGCTAAACGTTTTATTTCATTTACGGATGAGCAAATTGAAGCTATTACTCAAGCGTCTGCTAAAAGTGATTATGCTGGAGATATTCATGACATAATGCGTAGGTATCCATTAGTAACACTTACAAAAATGGCTGATATTGCTACAACGTACTTAGGTGAAGCATAAGTTAACTAGAGCGACGGCTATACAAAGTATTCGTCGCTCATTTTTATTAGAAAGGAACTTATTTTATGCGTATACTTATATTTACAGATAATCATTTTAGTGAGAAATCTTCTATTGTTACTAAGTATGGCACAAATTTTACAATAAGATTAGAAAATCAAATTCGATCTTTAAATTGGGTAGAGCGCACAGCTCATGATAAAGAATGTGATTTTGTGATATGCTTGGGAGATTTTTTTGATCATGCACATTTGACTGACCAAGAATTGACTGCTTTAGATCAGATTCAGTGGAACTCTTTAGATCATTACTTTTTGGTAGGTAATCATGAAAGTGAAGAAAACGACCTACAATATAGCTCTACAATGGCTTTAGCTGGATTACATAGATATATTGTAAGTGAACCTGTTATTAAACAAATTGATACTAATACAGAGCTTGCCTTTCTTCCTTATATTGTAGAAAGTAATCGCAGAGCTATCACGGATTACTTTGAGCCGATGAATAAAAAAACTAGAATTTTGCTATCGCATAATGATTTATTAGGAATTCAAATGGGGCCCATAGTTTCTAGAACTGGTTTTTCAGTTGATGAACTAGAAAGTATTGCTTCTATTGTCTTTAATGGGCATCTTCATAATGGGCAAGCTATTACAGATAAAATTATTAATCTTGGTAATTTAACAGGAGCTAATTTTAGTGAAGATGCTTTAAGATACTCCCATAGAGTTGTTATCTTAGATACAGAAACTCTTGAATATGAGTATATTGAAAATCCTTTTGCATTTAATTTTTATAAGTTAGATATTAATGAGACAGCTGATATTGCAATGTTAACAAATTTAAAACAAAATGCAGTTGTGTCTATAAAATGTAAAGATTTTTTGCTACAAGAAGTTCGGGAAACCTTAGAAGGACTAGAAAATATTATTGAGTCTAGAGTTATTATTACAAAAGATTACGTGGAGAATGCTAATGAAATAGCAGATATTTCTTCCCTGATGGTAGATCAATGTGCGAAGTTTGCAGAATGCTGCCGAGCAAAATTAGATAATAATGCTATTCTTGAAGCTGAATTGGCTGAAATACTAAAATAGCAATTATATAGGATTTATTGTATAATATAAATAGGAAGAGGATAATTTTTAGTGTTAAAATTTAAGAAAAACTACAAAAAATTGTATAAAAGCTACAAAAAACTACTAAAAGACCTTAACTTCTCAAATATTAATTCTTGGCAAGACCCAACTAAATATTTTATTGCTTATTTAAAAATGATACGGGATTATCGTTTACTTGCTACTTCTGATATAACTAAAATTGAAGAAAACGATGCGGGGCTTGCAGCTTTGATAACTGCAATTTCGGAATATGAGCTAAGTCAATCCTGTTTTTTTAAATATTATAAAGTAGAAAATGGAATAGTTTCTAGAATAGTAGATACAGACGAAGAAACTACCTTAAAAAAGTATAGCCAAGAAAAATTATTCCATTGGGAAGCTTTTTGGAATATTGTTAAAATGAGTATAGAGGATTGGGTGGTATAATGCTAAATTTTGAAAAACTAATTTTACATAATTTTGGAAGCTATGGCCATGCAGAATTAGATTTACGGAATAAAGGTTTCTGTCTAGTCTCTGGAAAAAATGCTTATAAAAAAGATAACGCTATTTCCAATGGTTCCGGAAAAAGTTTTTTGTGGAATGCTATTTGTTTTGTTTTTACAGGTGAAACTTTAACTGGTTTACACTCAAATCTGAAAAATATAAATATTACAGATGATAATACTTGTTACGTAGAATTATTTTTTAGCGAAGGTTTAGATTCCTATCATTTAACCAGAATTGCTAATCCTAGATCAGATTTAAAAGTCATTAAAAATGATATAGATGTTAGTGGCAAGGGAGTACGAGAGTCTGAAAAGAAGCTAACTGAATTACTTCCAACATTAACTAAAAATCTTATTACTTCTACTATTATTATCGGACAAGGTATGCCAAATAAATTTTCTTCTTTTAGTCCAAGTGGACGTAAAGAGTTGCTTGAAAAACTTACAAGAGCTGACTTTATGATTGAAGATATAAAACAACGTGTTTTAGACAGACAGCTAAAGTTAAGTAGTGATATTAGGGCTAATGAAGATACTTTATTAACGAATCAATCCCAGCTTTCTATTATCGAATCAGAACTTAAGTCTAAAACTTCGGAATTTGAAAATCTAATTCAACCTAATTTTGAAGTTGAACTTGCTCAAATTAATTTAAAGCATAATGAGCTTTCCTTGTTAATTAATCAAAACAATGAAGTTATAGTCTCTCTAGAAACAGAATATCAAAAGGCTACTGAAGCTTTATTAACTTTAACTGAGGAAAAATCTAAAGTAGTTACAGAAGAGCAAGAAGCTTATACAAAAGCTATTTTAGAAACTCAACAACGTCAATTAACAATTAAAGCTGAATTAGATACCGTTATCCGAGAAATTAATAAAATGTCTTCTATAAAAGATACTTGCCCAACTTGTGGACAGGCTATTCCAGGCGCAATAAAACCAGATACTTCAGCTCTTGAACAAAAACAATTGAATTTGAAAGAACAACTTTCTGAAGTGACTGTAAAGCTTAGCTCTCAAAATACTAAACATCAAGAGTATCAAAAAGTTATTGCGAAGCAATTTGATGCAGATTTAATAGCTAAAAAGCAGCTTTGCGAAACATTACGCGCTCAATTAGCTGGTTTAAAGAATACTGTCTCTACTGCCTCTGCGCAGCAAACAGAGCTACAGACTCAAGCAAATAAATTAAAGTATGAGAGCGAGAATTGGGATAAACGAAGACAGGCTTTATTACAAAGAATAGCTGATCTTGAAGCTTCTGTACAAAAATTTAAAAATTCTATCACATTAATAGAACAAGATAAATTAGTACTTGAGGAACATTTTAAAGTAGTTAAAAAAATGGATACACTTATTAAGCGTGATTTTCGAGGTTATTTGCTTTCTAATATTATTTCATATATTAATGTTAAAGCAAAGGAATATAGTGAGATAGTATTTGGAACTAAAGACCTTGAAGTTTACCTTGAAGGTAATGATTTAAATATTTCCTATTGTGGAAAAATGTTTGATAATTTATCCGGTGGCGAAAAGCAACGAGTTGATCTTATTCTTCAATTTACTATCCGTAATATGCTTACTGCTTACTTAAATTTTAATTCTAATATTCTTGTCCTAGATGAAATTACAGATTTCTTAGATAAAAAAAGCTGTGGAGCGGTTTTAGATCTTATTGCTAGAGAACTTAATACTATCGAATCTGTTTTTATCGTTTCCCACCATGCTTCAGAGCTCGCGCTGCCTATCGACTCGGAAGTTATTATAAAAAAGAATGAGGCAGGAATAAGTGAGATTATTTCAGGAGCTTAAGATACAATATGCAATGGAAAAAAGACCCAACAATGAAATATACTGATATGTGTATATACATAGATCAGCATATTATAGATATAGTAAATCCAGGAGAAAATCCTGAGATTGAAGATAAAGTATATAACTATTTGTGGCTTTTAGTTAAAGCACTAGCTATTAAAAAATGTATGTTCAATAACTTCCAAGATTACGATCCATTTTCTTTTTACGCGGCCACTAGATTATTTTACGCCTTACGTAAAAATTATTGGAATCAAGGAAAAACGATTAAGGGTAAAGAAATTAGACCAATTAAATCGTGTTTGAATTATACAAAAGCTCTATTATATCCAATGAAAATAGAGTACCAAAATGAATCTTTTAAGGAAGTTATTTCAGAAGAATTTGTATCAAAGAAATTTGACGCCTTTACTTTTAGAGAAAATATGAGAGCAGATGCTAGAGACTCTCAAGGAGAGACCTCTCAATTTAGAGCATATGTTCAAGATTCTTTTAAAGATATTGGTGTAACACTAAATAAAGTCTTACAACGTTCTCCTTTTACTCCAAGTACTCCAGAATATAAGCGACTTAGGATTTCGCTAATGCTTAATGCTTTAGCCTCCATAAAAGCTAAAAATAAACTTAATTCTGAAATGCCTACTGTAATAGTTTGGAAACTACCACGCTCTATGCAAAGCTATGTAAGAGTATTGCTTAAAGAGTTTTATTCTGAAATAAAACTAGAAATTATGGAATGTCATCGATTAACACATATAGATGATGATTTAATAGATAAGTTACTTCAGCCACCTAAGGAGGATTTAGAGCTTCATGAAGACTAGTATTAAAGCAAATTTAGATACACTACATTTATCAGATATTTACTCATTAATGCTTTTTGTAATGTACAAGTTGCAAGACATTCCAGATTATGCTGCATTGAGTGAGCTTTGTTACTTATTAGATGGAGCTAATCTTACTAGGCTTTTAACTTATTTCTCAGGAAAAACCTTACAAGTGCCTACTCAGGAAGAATTTTCAAATATGTCTAAAGCATTACTATTATATCAATATATAAATATTGATGGGTACTCTTTGGTTGAGGCACAAAAGAAATTAGAGAGTGTAACTCCTAAACAAAGAGACCGTATTACAGAGCTTTATGTTAAAATTTTACCAATTATTCGACAATATAATATCGATAGAGGTCAAATAGAACATGGAAAATAAAATAATACCTCTTGAAGAGTCTCGTACTTTTGAGACTCGCGTAAAATTTATTGATGAAATCTTTTCAAACTTATATACGCGAGATCAAATTATGGCGAGCTGTATTACTTATAAATTAGATAAGTCTTTTGAGGCTTATATTAAAGATATTCATAAAAGCCTTTGGAAACTTTCAGGTAAAGATCCAATAGCTATATTACGTAAGATTGATAGATGAGGATTAATTATGGCGAATCAACCTAATATTATTACAGATTTAAGTACGCTTACACATATACCAAATAAAACTCTTTTAGAACTATCTAATAAAATAACTTTATGTATTGGAAGCATTATTGCAGAAGCAAAAGCAAAAGGTGAAAATGCTGTAATCATTAATATTGGCATTGGTACCTTAAGTATCGATTTGATCAGTATGCAATGTAAATTTATGCCATCTAGAGACCTTAAGGGTACTATTAAAAGTTGTATAGCTTCTAATGTAGACCCGTTAGACTTAGCACTTGAAGAAGCTTTAATTGAAAAGCTTGGGCATTTTTTAGATGAGGTACTTTAATTATGATTGAGGAAAATAAAGTAGATAGTTCTTTAGTTGATCCTCAATCTAATTTACCAGCAGCTTATAATACTGTAGATTTAAATCAGGAGTCTTTAGCATTATTAGGACAAATTATTGCTGAGAATGATGAGACTAAAACTAAAGATTTAACCTATTTATTTAATGTAAATCAGAATAAAAAAACCATGGTACGCATGGATAAGCTTAGCGGACTGCAAGACGGCTTAGTAGACCAATTTGTAAAACGAATTAAAGAAAGGCCGGATGAGATCTCAAATAAAGAGCTTATGGATGGTTTACGTATTGTTCAAGATATTATTGAAAGAGGCCAACGTCAAATTAGTGAAGTAGATCAGCCTCAACCGCTGATTCAAATTAATCAACAAAATAACTCTGTAAATGTAGGTGAAGGTACTACAGAGCTTAATAGAGAATCAAGAGAACGTGTTAAAAATGCAGTTCTTGGTTTGTTACAAGGTTTATCACAACCACCAATTCAAGTACCTTTTATAGAAAAAGAAGAGGAGATACCCGACGAATGATTTCAGATATAAAAAATGTATTGGCCCGATTAGAAATTGATAATACAGGTTCTTATGAAAATCATTTTTATGTAATTCCTTTAGCAGATAGTAATGAGTATGCTAGAGTCTATACTAAGTTAGATAAAAATGCTATTAATACTGAATACCCTGAGTTTACTCAAAATACGAATAATACAACTACACGTATCATAAATTATTTTGAAATAGAAGAAGACACTATTAGTTATAATATATTCTTATTTGCCGATTTTGATAATGAAAAATATTACATAAAGATAGGAGAAAAAGTAGGATGATTTTTGAATATGATCAGCAGCCGGTCTTTATGAAAAATATTCAGATAGAAGATATAGGAAATTTTGCTCTTAGATGTAGCAATAGCGCTGGAAAAGAATATTACATTGTAGTAAAAACATATTTGGGTAAAACAGCTTTAATGAAGTGGGGGCCGGTATACCCAGATATAACTGTATTAATAGATAATATGGATTTATCATTTAAAAAATTTGATTTTAAAGAATATACTATAGAGCGCGAGACGGAAAAATTTATTAATGATGGGCGTGCTGGCATTAATGAGGTAGTATTGATTTCTGAGTCAGAAGCCTTATGTTCTATGCCTACTTCAGCTTCTTACTTAAATAGTCTATAATGAGGTAAATTATTTATGGCGATTAAAGATGTAAAAAATTATTATTATCAAATGCAAGCACAGTATTTAGAAATGAAAGCAGATTTAGCAGATTTTGAGCAAGCTCTTCAAGATGGTTTTATTACTGAGGATCAATTAGAAGCTGCACGAGAGGAAGTACTTAAAATTGAAAATAACTATGATAGACTTTCTTATATAATGTATCTTTTAGAAATGCCTAATCGTAGTACTAAAAAATTAGGTTATGCTAAAACTAATAAAGCTGTGTTAAATTTTTTAACCAGTCATGAAGCTACTGAAACTGAGGTAATTTTAGAAAATAAAAGTGCGCTCGAGCAGCTTCGTAAAGAACTTAATAAACTAAAAAAAGCGGATGTTTAAGCATCCGCTTAACTCAAATAGAAAGTTATTAAATTATAATTTATTAAATTATTAATTTATTAACTTATTAAATTATTAATCTACTAGGAGAACTTATGATTGAAATTATTACTGACCTTGAAAAGCTAACTAACCCAGCAGCTCCTCTAGAATTTCTAACTGAAAAGGGACCAGATGGAACAGAAGGTAATGAAATTATTACAAAGCTTCTTGATGTTTTAAATGAGCATCCAGATATTGTAGCATTATCAGCACCTCAAATTGGAATAGATCGAAGAATTTTTTGTATTAGATTTGATGATCAAATTAAAGTATTTATTGACCCTATTATTACAAAAAAAAGCAATTTTATTATCGCACCTGAAACCTGTGCTTCTATGCCAGGAAAGGAAATTTTAATTAGCCGGCCAGAAGAACTTACAGTAGTTTATTATACCTCTGCTTATAAATATGAGGAAAATAAGCTTTTAGGGGGTGCCGCTAGAATTTTTGATCAGCAATGTCAGTTACTAGATGGTATTACCCCGGCGGAGCTTGGTTTAGTTTCAGATGTGGCAACTGATGGTTCTTTGGCTGACCTTACAGAAAAGGAAATTATTGAGCTAACTGATTTTTATAAACAGTATGTAAAGGTTAAGCTAGAAGGTCTTACTAAACAGATTGAGGCAGATCCAGAATTAGCTGAACGATATAAAAATCTTAGTTTTTCTGAGAAGGTAATTAATGGAAAAGCAGCTTTTGTTGTAGAAGATGGTACAAAACGTAAAGCCGCTGTTAATAAAACTGTTGCATTATCAATGAAGGGCTTAGCTGATTCAGAAAAAGCTACTAGACAGGCAAATTTAAAACAATTTTTAAACAGGAAGGGAAAATAATATGCCACGTCAAGAAGAATATATCAGAGATTTTCAATCTCGTAGAATTATAGGCATACTTCGTACACAGAAAAACGGAGACATAGCTGCGATAGAATTTGATTCCCGTAGAGTTCTTGGCTATTATAGACAGAAGACAGATATAACTACTGATTTTTATGGGCATATGATAGCAAAGGGTAATTGTGTAGTAGCTTTTATTTATGATGCATATAATAAAAAGAAAGGAAAATAAGTTATGTGCAAGAAAATAGTAAGCTTCGAATCCTCCGAAGAGCTAAAAGAGGCTCTTCGAGTAGCAGCTTTCCGAAAAAATGTATCAGTATCTGCTCTTATTCGTGAAATTTTGGAGAAAGAAGTTTTACATAAATCATTTGGAGGGATAAATAATGACTCCAATTAATAAGAGTCTTAAAATTTTAGTAATTGTAGAATCTCCTTCTAAAGTACATACTGTTTCAGAAATTCTCCAAGATTTAGGATATCTTAAGGCTACCGTAATGGCAAGTGTGGGTCATACCACTAAAATAAAAGATATGCATGATAGCTATAAAAATACCGGTATTTATCCAGCAGATAACTTTAGGGCAGAATGGGAAGTAGACCCTGATAAGTATAAAGTTGTTGAAAATCTTAAAAAACAGGCAAGAATATCAGACTTAGTTTTAATTGCATCTGACCCTGACCGTGAAGGGGAAAGTTTAGGTAATCATATTAAAAATCTTCTACAGTTAGCAGATAATCAATATTATAGAATAAAATATCAGAGTATTACACGTGCAGATATTCAGAAAGCTTTAGAGAATCCTGAAAAAATGAATATGGCACTTTGTGAAGCAGCGGAAAGCCGACAACTAGTAGACAAAATGATAGGCTATGCCTTAAGCCCAGTAGCAAAGGCTTATGTCGGAGCTAGAAGTGTAGGACGTTGTCAATCTGCTGGCCTTAAGTTAGTTGCGGACCGAGAGCGTGAAATTCAAAATTTTATACCAGAATACTACTATGATTTATTTTTGCATTTTAAAAAAAATGGTACTGACTTTGAGGCTAAGTATATAGGAGAAGCTGATAAAAAGGTAGAAAAAATCAGTTCAACAGAAGAATTAAATGATATTAAATTTAAGTGCACTGGTCCTTATATTGTTTCTGAGGTAAAAGAGACTATAAAAAAAGAAAGCCCAAAGCCTCCTTTTTGTACGGCAACCTTTCAACAAGAAGCTGCTAATAGGCTTAATTTAAAGATTAAAGAGGCAATGAGCTTAGCTCAAAAGCTTTTTGAAGCTGGTTATATTACATATATGCGTACTGATTCTACTGATCTTGCTAAAGACTTTTTAGTGAGTCTAAAAAGTACTATTACACAGTTATACGGAGAGGGTTTTTATCATAAGCCTCTTACAGGCCCAAAAGCAAAAAATATCCAAGAAGGACATGAAGCTTTGCGTATCACAGACCCTGCTCTTACACCAGAGTTATTAGCTGCACAAGAGAAGAATGAGTTATTAGTTAAAGTTTATAGGCTAGTATGGCAAAGAACTATTGCTGCTGCCTTGCCTCCAGCAGAGTTTACTGAAACAATTTATACTATTTCAAACAATAATCAGCTTTTTAGATTGGTCTCTAAGGAGTTGAAAGAACCTGGCTATAAGCTTATTTATAATACCAATAACTCAGAGACACCTAAACTAAGGGAGTCCTTTAAAGAAGGAGAGCAGTTAACTAATACTAAGTTACAAGAACAGTCTAAATCAACTCAGCCTCCCGCGCGCTATAGAGAAGCTACTTTGGTCAAAGAATTACAAAAAAGAGGTATTGGTAGACCAGCAACTTTTGCGACAATAGTAGAAACAATTTTAAGTCCAACGCGTGGTTACTGCGAAATAGTAAATAAAGAAATTTTACCTACAGATCGAGGCATGCAACTATCTGGTTTTCTAGATAGAGCTTTTTCAAATGTAATCAATTTAGAATACACTAAACAACTTGAGGATTCTCTAGATGCCATTGCTAATAAAGAATGTAATAAATTAGACTTTTTAAAAGATTTTCATAGAGACTTAGAAAACTCAATCTCTAATAATAAAGAAAATGCCGGAGAAATAATGCAATTTGGAGGACAAACTTGCCCCAAGTGCGGAAAAGAAATGGTAATCCGTAGAAGTCGTTATGGCAAACTTTTTTATGGTTGTAGCCAATATCCAAAGTGCACTGGAATACTCGGAATTGATTAAATTTAGGCAAATCAAAAAGAAATAACTATTTAATTGCTAAATTAATTGATTTGAATAAGAAAATTTATTAAAGGAGATTTATAATGGCAAGATTACCTGCAAGAGAGAAAGAAACGGCCAAAGGTTTCTTACTTGATTTGTTTTATTGCGGCGGTCTCATTGATGCTAATGACCTAGCACTTGGATCTAAAGTATCAGATCGTCGTGGTGGCATGGATGCTCACGGCAAAGAAGCACAAACTATTTGTAATGAAATTCAATATAGATTATTTGACTTTTTTGAAGTAGATAAAGCACTACAAGCTTTAGATGGCTGCAAGTTTATTGCAGACCCTAAATTGACAGGCCACTGGAAATACCGTGAAGGTTCAGTTAGACAAATTTCTCGTACCCCAGATAAATTAGCTGCAATGATTGCAGATTTCTGTGCAGATAATAAAATTTATTGGGATGACATTAATACTAATAAAACTGTAAATGAGCTTGAACAGTATAAGCAGACCATGTTTGGTCAAGCACTTGTGAGAGAGGGTTGCTTTTTATCTCAAGCTTCTTCAACTAAGGCATCTAGTGCTTCTACAACTGTTAGACAGCCTAGAACACCCAAAGCGTCAAATCAAGGCCCAATGAATAACTATAAGCAATCAGGTCCCCAGTCTGGAAATGCTCGTGGACTAATTGGTCAGCCTGGAGCTAAAATTACTGCTTCAAATATACGAGTTTATGCTGTAGTAGGTGATAATACTAAATCTACAAAAGGAGCTTCCGCTTATGCGTTAGTTAACCCACTAGAAGCAAAGGGTAAGAGCGCCAATGATGCAAATGTAAACCGTGTATTTGTTAATAGCTCACATGGTTATACAGACTGTGTATGTTACTTTGAAACACCTCAAGAAGCAGATGCTTTCTTACAAAAATGCCAAGGAATTTGTCCTTCATTCGTAGCTAACTTAAGAGTTGCAAAGAAAAGCGCAGATAGAAATGGATACTTCAGAGTTGAAACTGATTTTGGCCCAGCTTTAATTTTAGCACAAAAGCTTAATGAGCTTATGGAGCAAAAAGCTGAGGAAGTTGCTGCAAAAAAAGCTAGCGAACCAAAATACCAGATTACTGATATAGAAGCTTTTGATGAAGCTTTACGTAAATATGAATAATGGAGGAAAATAACAAATTATGAAAATCAATAAGATTTTAACAGAAGATGTTGAAAAAGTAGATGATATGGTTATTGACCCTAATGAAAATGCTTCTGAAATTGCTGATGATGTTCAGGATCAGGTGGAGGCAGGGTCAGAAGGAGCTGAGACTGTCTCAGATTCAAAAGCTGATGCTATTGCACAAGAAATTGTACAGGCAGGGGATGACATTGGAGCTGGATCTGCTTTTGTAGTTCCGAAGTCAATTAATACTGATAATAAAATCACTCGTCTTCTTGAAAAAGCTTTTAAGCTTTCTATTCGTAATAGAAAAATGGGTATGAAGGAGAACTGCAACATTCTTCTTATTGGTTTACCTGGATCCGCAAAAACTGCTTCTGTTTATGACTGGGCAGCAGCTAAAGGGAACGATGTAAACTTAGTATATGTAAATGCTAAAAATAATGACCTTGAATCTTATATTAATGGTTATACTGTAAGAGATGATGATGATAGATCTTATGTTCGTCAGGCGTACTCTAGAAACCTTAGTGATCTCGAAAATAAAAATTCGGTTCTTTTCCTTGATGAGTATAACCGTCAAGTAAAGCCACATATTAGAGCATCTCTTTTAACTCTAATTAATGAACATTACATTGTGGGCAATGATAAAGACGAAAACGGAAAGAGCACTGGTAAACACTACTTCCCTAATTTGCTTTTCACTATCGCATGTATTAACCCTGCGGTTCCTACTGATAAAGGAGCAGCACCTCTTAATGATGCAGAGCTCTCTCGTTTTGCAGCTATCCTAGATAATTTGGATTCAGACCCAGCTTCTGCTGCAGATTACTTAAATAAGAGATTTGACTTGCTTATTGCTGGCTTAAATCCTAAAGATGCTGAATATGCAGAATTTTTAGAAATTTATTTAAGAATTCAAGATCTTGGTTTATTTATTGTACAACATGAAGACTTCTCTTATGATACTAAGGCAGATTTAGATGACCTTAGTATGGAGCAGAAAAAAATGCTTAACCAGAGATCTTTGGGCGAGATTCTAGTACATTCTGGCGGTGACGTAAATGACTTCAAAGATTGGATAGAAATGTTCTCCCACTTCCTTCAGAAAGATAAAGATATGCTTCTTGGTATTGCAGACGAATATATAGTACCAAGTTTTGAAGAACTCTGTCGTAAAAAAGGTATTGATCCTACAAATATTTCTAATGCAGGTAATGCAATTACAGATGCTGCAAAAGCAAAAGCTGCACAGGAAATTCTTGGAAAAGAAGCAGGAGATACTGGTGCAGAGGATATCGAGGATGATGAAGACTTCTTCTCAACCGCTCCCAATGGGCCTACAGGTGCAAAAGTAAAATCAGCTGTTGAAGTAGTAGACGCAATTAAGAAAGCTGCTGCAAATTGGTAATTTAGGAGGTGCTTTATGCAAACACAATACCTAAATGAAGCTCGTAGATGGATGAGTGCGAAAGAGCGCAGTTTAAAAAAATTTTTAGAAAAACAACTACGTGATGATGGCCATGGCCATCATCACGCTAAATATGCAGAGCGTTTGATGGACTTTGATATAAATATCATTCCCTTAGACCCTAATAATCCAGATAATATTGTAACTGCTTCTATTTCTTTTGAAACAGGAGTAATTAATATTGGAGAAGGATTAATCAATAACCCTGCTACCGCTTATCAGCTTAGTACGGTTCTTCGCCACGAGCTTGCTCATAATCTTATGATGCATCAAATTCGTATGATGAATTATCTTGGGGATGATGGCTGGAAAATCTGGGGTAGAAGTCCTAGCTTACATAATATTTTAAATATAGTTATGGATGATGAAATTTCAAACAAACGTTACAATGACTATGATAAAAATATTATGAGAAAGCTTATAATTAATGGCCAAATAATTACTTGTTTGGTTACAGAAGACCACAGAGCAGACTGGATAGATCTTTCTTTAGAAGAAATGTATGAGCGTATTACTGCAGAACTTAATGATATTCATACCAGACTTGCTAATCAAATACAGTTAAAACGACATCCAAAAGATGATTTTATTACGGGAGACCTTTTAAAAACCATGCCTTATCGTGAAACTTTTGGCGGGTCCATGATTCCTGGTAATTTGGATGACTTTGTAGCTAATGGTTGTAAAATTAATACGCCAACTGGAAAAATGGAACTAGATGATGTTTTTAAACAGATTGTTACTAGTATTCATAAAGGCTTTTTAGCAACGCCTCCCACTCCAGAAATGATAGAAAAATTATTAACTGAAATCTCAGAATCAAAGCCTACAGAAGCTTTTAATTTTGTGCATCCGCAAACAGCGGAGGTTTTAGTAAAATTATACTCACCTGAAGAAAAAGTTATTGCAGTAGAAACCCTTAAAAAGTATAGATCTGATTTTTCTAAGTGGTATAATAGAGTAATGTTAGTATTATTGCGTTCAGGATATACTGATAAGCAAATTCAAAAAATATTCAATAGAATTAATGGTAAAGGAGAAGACTAATGCAGAAACGAAATACCATTAATATTTCTGAAGCGGCCTCTGATTTCTTTAAGCAAAATCTAGACCCCGCAAAGCTTTCTGACCGTATTAATCAAGTAAAACGTACTAGAGACCTTGCTAGGGAAGCTGCAGATTCTGCTGAAGCAAACGGAAATGCAGAGGCAGCCGCGAAACTTAGAGCTGATGCAGATATGTTGCAACAACTTTTAGATGATACGGCCGAGGGAGGTAATATTACTTCTAATAATGATGAGGCTAGCAGCACTAACGGCTCAAATGATGCAGAGTCGGAGGGCAGTTCTTCCGACCGTGATCTAGATTCTAATGACTCAGATCAAACTGGAAATTCTTCGGGTAATAATAAATCCTCAGATGATGAAGACGATGAAGAGGACGATGAAGAAGATTTTGATGATGAAGCGGATGAGGACTTTGAGGACGATGATGAAGGCTTAGATTCTGATGACTCCGAAGAGGACGAAGATGGCTCAGAAACATCAGGTGAAGACGATTCAGATGAAGACTCGGATGAAGACTCGGATAATGAAACAGATGCTTCTGGAAATTCCGAAGATGAAGATGAAGACAATGATGAAGACGAGGATGAAAAGGAAACTTCTGGAACAAGTACCGGTGATGGAGAAGATTCTGGATCTGAAGATGAGAAAGAAGCTGAGGATGAAGAGGAAGATGATAGCTATGGTCGTCCAAAAGTAAAAGATAAGAAAATTCTACAAAATCCTTTCAAAAGCGCCCAAATTCCTACTAAATTACCTAAAGATCTACAAGCGTCTCTCGATGCAGGTGAACTAGAAATTGAATCAGAAGTTGATGCAATAGTTCGTATCTTGTCAAAGTTAACTGGGGAAGCCCGTAGGGGTGCAGAACAAGCTTTAAGAGATGCTTTTAAAAATAAAAATAGCTGGGGAGAAGAAATCGATGACAGTAATTAAAGTAAAAGGTCAAAGACTAACAGAAGCTGTTAAACGTCTGGACACCATGAGTGATTCTGAATTCGATAGTATTCTGGACGGTGTTTTAGATCGAATAGACTCAGTTAAAAAAGTAAAATATAGTACAGATTTAGATAGTCGTGTCCAAAAAATTCAAAATGATATGAATGACCCCTTTAAAAATAAAGACCTTGAGCAAGAAGATAGGGCTAATAGAGGAGTAGACAGACGAATTGCTAAAACACGTGAGCGTGAAAAAGAAAAATATGCTCCTAAAACATTTAAAGGCTTAGCAGAACTTACTCAAATCATTTATCGTTCTATTGCAGACCAGGTAGATGCTGTAGAGGATGATGAAGAAACTTATGCTGTTCTTAATAAGAGAGCTGATGAGGACCCAAGTGTCGTAAAACGCGGAGAACGTATTGATGATGTCTTTGATACTGTTCCTACAGTAGATATTTATTTCGATCAGTCTGGGTCTTGGGGAGAATCAGATCTTGAAATGGGTGCTAAAGCTATTAGTCATCTACGATATTTTGAGGAGCGCGGCGAGATTATATTAAATATTTTCTATTTTGCTGACAATGTAACATCTATAAAAGATGATGTTAGAGGTGCAACCGGTGCTTGGCCAAGGATTTTAGAGAAAATAAAAGAAACTGGTGCAAATAACGTTTTAGTTATGTCTGATGATGACATAGAAAGCCAGAGTAATCCACAAAAGCCTGTTTGGGTAGACGGCTGCGTCTGGTTCTTATGGCGTAATGGATGCACTTCACCGAGGTGTGTAAAGGAACTCATTGGAAAACGTAATAGAAATAGTATGAATCAATTTTCATTTTCACCTGAGGAGTAAGAACATATGAGAATTTTAAAAGAAGATACTAATATAAAAGAAGCTATTCCGGTATCCTTCCTCACAGATATGATGAGTAAGGGCTGGGAAGAAGTTGGTTACTTAAAAGAGGCAAGTGCCGCAATAAAAGAAACATATACTGATACTGCAAAAGTCGAAGATCTTATGCAAGATCTTATGGATGCCTATTTAGTTTTTATTGGTCAAATTGAGCTATATCTTAATAATGAAAAAGATATAGCACCAGAACTTGAAGCAGAGGTAGACGAAAAAACTGAGACAAAAGCTACTCTAGAAGAGCCTACTGAAGAAAATGTACCAAAACCAGAGCTACCAGAGGCAGAATTGGAAATTAAGCCTATGGCTGAACCTACTCAAGGACATATTGCTAGTGAAGGTGATTTTGAAGAGCTTGCTATCTCGGACGCTGAGTTAGCAAATAAAAAACTTGAGGAACCTTTTGATTTCTTTGTAGACTTTGATGAGCCAGATATGTCAGAGCCAAAATTAACTGATGATGATCTCTATGGGCACGAAGACTCTGAGCTTGAGCAAAATAAATTAAAAGCTCAACTATAAATTAAGACCTAAATTCAAAGCAGAGCAATGCTTTTGGCAAAGCTCTGCTTTTTATATTTGCTAAATTATACGATGTTTGGAGACATTGCGGGCTTATCCTTTCACCGTATGTCTCTAGGCATCCATCTCTGAAAAGGAGTATCAAGTATGAAAAAATTTATTATGAATGACAACTGGGAAATGGAAGCTTATGATGATCATTCCGATTTATTTCTACTAGTTGTCGAGCGCAGTCTTCCAGATTGTAGTTATGTTTATAAGTATGATACCGATCCAGACGCGCTTAGACCTGAATATACTCAGCTTACAAATCAATATAAAGAGACAGATGTAGACGGGCCTCTTAATATTTGTATTGTAAGAGTACCTAATACAGAACAAGTAAACTCTCAAATCTGTTGTGCAGATAGTGAAAATGTAGGTACTACCGAAGAGGCTATTGAAGCAATTAATGCTGTGTTAAATAGAGCAGATTGTGAATTTTTAGAAAGTTGGCACAAAGAGCCTTTAACCGAGAAGAGACACAAAAGACGTACTAAACAACCCTATGATTCTATTACTTATACTACGGGTTATCCAGAGCTAAATATGAATTTCTTTAATAATAAATTCGGCACTAATGATCTAGGAGTTATGGACTCAGCAAGTAACGAAAGCTGTGGTGAGGGAGATGTAAGTTGTAGTGAGAGTCTTACAGAAGCAAAACGTGAAATTAAACGTTATTATGTAAGACCTTTTAATATCTTTGCAGCCAATAAAGCTGAAATCTTAAAAATTCTTGCTGATAATAAAGAATCTAACTGCTCAGTATATTCTCTAAAGGCATTAGATGACCATGATGATGTACATCTCCTTCAGCCTAGCGATATTATTTATTATTATGATGAGGGAGTCCTCTATGATAAAAATCATGTTCAAGTTCTAGACTATGATCTACGAGCAAAAGCTGAAGAAGAACGTAAAAAATTTGCTACCATAGATGATAATTCTGATTCATTTAAGGCTGAATATGAAGATCGTATGACTAGTGCTACCGATCTTGATGAGTATAATGAGTCTTTAAATGAAAATTTGAGAGAAGATATAAATACTTGCATTATTTGCGGAGAGGAATTTAAAGATTATGGTCACAATCCTTGGCCTGTTGCGGAAGAAGGCCGTTGCTGTTCTGCTTGTAATGCAAAGTTTGTAATTCCAGCCAGAATCGAGGCAAGTAAAAAAGCTTATGAAGAGGATTAAACTTAAAGAAGGTGCACCTAGTAGTGAGCTTTTCTTTAATTGGCCCGCTACGGTACAGGATAATAGACTAAATCATCCGTCTGAAATAGAAGCTTTTTTAGAAGAGAATCTTACCGAAAATGAGGAATTATTAGGCTATTATACTAATATGCTTACAACAATGCCAGAGCATAAAGAATTTTTCGACTATGAGCTTAGAAGCCGTAATTTAGATATTTATATAGCTCCTGATAGTCATGAGTTAGATTATTACTCGAATCCTCAAAAAATTACAAGAGATTTAGTAGTAGAAGTAGCGAAAGCAAAAGATTTTGAGAAATTATTTAGAACGTTACGCTCTTTTTACGGTGTAGCTTTAAATGCACGACTTTGTGCAGCATTATTGGTCGCAATTTGCCTAGATAGAAAAGACTTAATAACAGCTATTAAAGGCCACATCAACAAAATAAATACTTTTAAAGCTCAAGCTAAAGCTTTTATTGAAAAAAATGCCACAGAAGCTATGGCCGAGAGAGTTATAGAGCTATATACCGAGTATGTAAATCTCTTACAAGCAAGAAAACAGCGTAAGCAAGCTAATGAGAGTAATCAATCTGGTATTAAAACAATCTCTTTATTAGAAGCTAGCACTTTAACTGCTTATGAAAAAATGGATCTTTTTAATAGAGGTCAACGCAGAGAAAATCTAAAAGCATGCTCTACCTTAAAATTAACTACTTATTATAAACTTTGCTTAAATAATAAATTTAAGAGAGCCGAGCGCTTAATCGCTACAGAACTTTTAAATAGAGGTGGTGGCGCTTATGTTAGGCCAGACCCAGTTGATATAGATGAAACCCAATTTACACCTTATGAGGCGCAGTTTGTTTTACAGAATAAGAATTCTGTTGATACTATCATAGAGGGGGCGGCGCAATTCCCGTTTACTGGGCTAACCAGCTCAGATACTTTAACTATATATTTGATTTTTGCTATAGCTTTAGGAGAGACTACTGTAGTTAATGAAATCAAAAAACAAATGCGATTATATAACACCTATTATGAGATTATGCCTGAAATTCTAAATGAAATTTTAGCTAGGCCTGGGGTAACGGATAAGGTAACTGATATTATTAATAATCTTTAAGGAGGCTGCCATATGAAAAAAAGAATAATAATAGAATCTGTGGCAGAGGACAGAAAAAAATTCGTAAAGGCTTGTACTGCTACAGAACTAACTAAGCAGTATAGACAAGCATTAAATATTGGAGATTTTGATACATTAAAAATTCTTGATGCTGAGTTATATGATCGTGGCTATACTTTTCATATCGCGCCTTTAGATACTATTCTACGACCCTCGGCTGAACTTTTTGGCGATGAGCTAGTTTGCTTAGTTATTGATGCAAAAGGCGATACAGATAAAATTTTTGAAAGAGCTGAAGACATACATAATAAAACAGGAACTCTGCCAGCTTCAACTGTATTACTTTGTTATACTATTGCAACTGTTATTGGAGAGACAACACTAGCTCAAAAGCTGGCTAATTTTATGAAGCGCTGCCATACCTATGACCAGTTAATCAAAGGTTATTTACAGCTTTGTAGTACGACAGCAGATATTTACAAAAGACTCGCAGAATTAACAGAGACAGCGGAGGCCTATAGATCATGGTAAAAATAAATAAGAATTTTCACCCTCGTAGTGTTGAGCTAGTAAAAGCATTTGATGAGGGGCGAATCAAGTTAGAGCTAGACGAATATCCCTTCGGCTCCTTAATAATGTATTATGAAATTGCGTTAGCTAATAATTTCAAAACTGCTGCAAGCAAGTTTGAAAAGGAGTTTGAGATTCAAGGCAAGCCAGAATGTATAGTGCCACGTCAGCTGTTCACTCAATTTAATCCTTCTATGATTAGCTTACCTTTTGCAGAAGAAGTTTGGAAAGCATCTTTACGATATTGTACTGACCTTGGTGCTGCTTGTTATAACTATTTTCCACCTAGTTATGGTTATATGATTGGCTACTTATTAGCAGTCAGTTTTGGCAAGCAAGATGTAGCTGCTTTTCTTAAAAATTTAATAAAATCTTATCCACCAGTAGCTGATAGCATGCCTCATTTTTTAGAACTTGCTCAACAGCCTGCAATAGTTGAACGTATAGCTGAACTTCATAAAATATTAGAATCCCGAACTAATTCTAGTATTTCGGAAGAACTAGAGCCAGTTGAAGAAGATATAGAAAAGCATGAGGAGTTAAATCCACTACTATTTGAAAATAACAAGCTTAAAAAAGAAGTAGCAGAGCGTGCTTTAGCTGTGGCAGATGAACTAGTAAAAATGTTGGATGAGAATAATGTTCAATTTAAATTAAAAGACTTAATTCTTACTGGTTCTAATGCTAGCTATAACTATACAAAAGATAGTGATATTGACCTTCATTTAGTTGCAGACCTTTCTGAGTTTGAAGACCCCGATGGCTTATATCCAATTATCTATCAAGCTTATAAGAGTGCTTTTAATAAAAAATATGAAATAGATTTTTATGGAATTCCTGTTGAAGTTTATATAGAATGTGAAGATACTCCATTAGTAAGTAATGGTATCTACTCTATATTAAATGATGAATGGATAAAAGAACCAGAACAAGTTAGTATCCCAGATGTAGATATGGACGCTATTAAAAAAGCAGTAGAACCTTGGGAAGAACGTTATAATAAACTAGTTAATGATATTGAATCTGGTAATCTCGAGGATGAGACTAAGATAGATACCTTTGTAAATGATTTATATGAGATTAGAGCAGAAGGACTTAAAGAAGGTGAATATGCTGAGGGTAATCTTATCTTTAAAGAAATGCGTAATAAAGGTTATTTAGATAAACTTAAAGACTTACGTGATAAAGTAATTGGAGATAAATTAACTCTTGAAAGCTTAACTGAAAGGCTTTCTAACAGAGATATTGATCATTATCGAACCGAGATTCAACGGCTTACTTTTGAGCAACCTATTATACAACCAAATGGTATATTTGAGATTTATAATGTAAAAGAAAAAGATACTCAAGGTATTCTTGATATATTACGCAGACAAGATTTTATTGATTTTGTACAAGTATCTGCTTCTAGGTATGACTTTAGTACTTTTGCCCGAAGTGGCATTCCGACTCAATTATATAGGATATACGGACAAATAAAATAAGGGGAATAAAAATCCCCTTATTTTTTTATTTTCTTGTATAAAGATTCTTTAATTTGCTAAATTATACGATAAGCAGCTTTTACAGAAAGGAAATAAGTATAATGCAAGAAACAATGAAAACTTTGTATTTTCTAAGTAAAGAGCCTGTTGAGCTTTTAATACCTAAAGAAAGTAATGCAGATAATGCAGCTCCTTTTGTAAGGCTTAGCGGTTCGATTCCTGGTTATTTATATATGCTTCAAGAAAACGTAAGTAATGAACAATTTTATGTTTATTCTATTACTACTGATGAGTATTTTATTCCTACGCTAGCAGAAGCTCCTAATAAGCATTTAACTGAAGAATTAAGAGTAAACTTTGCTTTTACTCCTGATTATCTATATACTATTAAAGTTAAAGAACAAAGTACTCCAATTATGGAAAACTTTAATGGACAGATGTCATTACTTCCACAGTGGGATATAGAAATTATAGAAGATAAAAAGCTTACTGAGGACACACGCGTTGTTTTAGTAAATAAGTCTAAAGGTGCTGGTCCTTATAAAAATCAAATGAGAGGAAAAAATCGTTTTGAGCGTAAAAAGCACTCTCAAATAGCTAAGACTGTAAAGCAATATAATAAAATAGATATGAATAAAGTCTTTAAGGAAGATATTCTTGAAGTTTCTATTCCAGTTATAGGTGAAACTGATAGCTATACTGTTAACATTCGTTTAGAAGGTGTAGTAAAAGAAATAGCTAAAAATATTAAGAATAATCAAAACAAACTTGAGTACAAAACTATTGTGCAATCTTTAACCAAAATTTTTAACTCTGGCAATGTATGGGTAAAATGCTCGTGTCCAGACTATAAATATCGTTTTGCTCATTGGAATATTGTAAATCGGGTTTCGGTAGATGATACCTCTAAAGACCCTGGACCTGGAAAAGGTATTGCAAATCCAAATGACGATAAAGGTAGAGGCTGTAAGCATGTACTACTATGCTTGGCTAATGGTGACTGGGTAATGAAAGTATCCAGTGTAATAAACAATTATATTCATTACGCCGAAGAAAAACTTCAAAAGCCTTTCTTAAAACTTATATTTCCTAAGCTCTATGGAGTACCTTATGATGAAGCTGTAGAAAATAATTTACTACCTGATGATTTCGAGCTAGACAGCTCTGAAAGTATTATAGATGCTATTAATGATTGGGGTAAAAATAGAGGCAAGATGAAAAAAGGCTCTAATATTAATCCAGTATATGCTAATAAGCTTTCTGCAGAACAGAAAAAGAAATCAGCTAATGAGGTTAAGCCTGAGGAGCCTAAGAATAAGTCTAAGAGCCCAGAAAAGCAAAAAGAAGCTACAACGCCTATGGAAAAAGAAAAGGCCTCAGAAGCTGAAAAAACTAAGCCTGAGCAAACTTCTAAACCTGTAGAAGATAAAGCAAATGTAACAGGCAAAACACCTAACAAACCAGACAATGAGGATAAAACAGATAAGGAAAAGAAATGAAAAAAACTATAATTACTGAAGCATCTACAATGAGTCAGCTTGATAAAATGTACCAATGTGAGCACGGTCAGCGTCGGCAAAACTGGCGCTCCTGTAGTCTTGATAAGCTCAAAGAGAACTATAGAATCTGCTTATATCAAAACTTTACGAAGGCCGGTGGAGAGGCAGAAGCAGAAATTATTCACCGTGAAATGTGGGGGCTACTAGCACCAAGACCTTTTAATATCGATAATTTTTCTACAAATCATGCTCAATTTGTTTGGGATAATAGAAAAACTTATCATAGGATAATGCAAGCTGCTTCTGAATGTCCTATAACTTGTGGAGACACTTTAAGACCTTCTGAGTATCTTACTAGAGCTTTTATATTAGCTTTGGCTATGGATAATCCTGAACTAGATGCTTTTATAAATGCAGTAAAAGCAACAATGCGAGCACAGGAAACTTATTCAGGCTTAATGCCAAAATATTTAAACGATATTGCTAATCGGCCAGGAGTTGCAGACGCCGTTGCTGTTGCAGTTGCTGGGGTGGATTACCTAAAAACTGTATAAAAATCACAAATATTGTATTATATAAATATAAGGCATTTATGAAAGGAGAAATTTCAAGTAGATGATTTCTAATGAAAATCCATTATTAGATATTAGTGCCTTAGATGGTTTAAATGAAGAGGAACGAAAATTAGCTCTTGAGATCTTAAAGGAATTTTCACAAGAAGGAGTTTCTACTCTTCTAGATACTCTTCAGTATGGAGACTTTGAAGAAATTCCAGTTGATATAGATACCTTCTTAGATGATGATAGATACTTAGGTAAGGGCTTATGGGAAGTAGATGTCTTATCTGGCACTCGACGGTGTACTATATTTCCATATTGGCGAGAGACTTTAAAAAAGCTATTCCCAGATAATTTAACAACAGCCTACAATACACTAATTTTAACCGGTGCTATCGGTATTGGTAAATCTTTTGTAGGTGTTATTGCTATGTTATATTTATTATACAGGATGCTTTGTCTAAAAGACCCCTATGGCTATTTTGGAATGCAGCCAATAGATAAGATAACTTTTTCCATGTTAAATATAACATTAGATGCCGCACAAGGTGTTGCTTGGGACAAAGCTCAGCAAATGATACAAAGCTCTTCTTGGTTTATGGATCATGGAGCAGTTAATGCCAGTCGTTCTAATCCTATGTGGCAACCCGGAAAACATATTGAGTTAATTTTTGGTTCCCAAAATAGACACGTCGTTGGTCGTGCTTTATTTTGTAATCTAACTGATGAAGTTAACTTTGGTATAGGTAGTGACGTAGAAAAAAAGAAAGCAAAGCAGAAAAAATTAATTGCTCAAATTGATGCACGTATGCGTTCACGTTTCTTACGTGGAACATACTTACCCACTCTTAACATAATTATATCGTCAAAAGATACTGAACAAGCTTTCCTTGATTCTTACATAAATATCAAGAAACAAAATGAAAGTAAAACTACACTTATTATTGATGAGGCACAGTGGGTAGTAGACCCAAGAAAAGGATCACCTAATGATCCAGGTGCTTTCTATGTTGCAGTAGGTAATAAATTTCTTGCTCATGAGCTCTTACCTCCTAGACTACCAGAAGAAGAGGTAGATAAATATCGTGAAAAGGGTTATAGTTTACTAAAAATCCCACCTGGCTATCGAGAAGATTTTGAAACAAACTTAGATCAAGCTTTAATGGATATTGCAGGTATTTCTACTTCTAGTAACACTAAATATATATCAGGTGTTAGACTTAACCAAGCTAAGGTTGATACATATATAAATCCGTTTATGCGTGATATAATAGAAGTTGGTAATAGTCCAGATGATCATTTGCAGTATGCTAACTTTTTTGATTTATCAAAAATTGATCCAAAAGATTTATCTAAGCCCTTATTTATTCATTTAGATATGTCGCTTTCAGGAGATAAAACTGGTATTGCTGGTACCTGGATCACTGGAAAATATCCTACTCAGGTTGGTGAAAATCAAGATTCTTCAAGAGAGCTTCAATATAAACTTGCTTTCTCAGTATCAGTAAAGGCTCCAAAAGGTTTTCAAGTTAGTTTTGAAAAAAATAGAAACTTTATTAGATGGCTACGTGATAGAGGCTTTGCCATAAAAGGTGTATCAAGTGATACATATCAAAGCGCCCAAATACAACAAGATTTAAAGAGTGATGGTTTTAAAACTGAAATAATTTCAGTGGATAGAATTGATGGTACTAGCAGAATGTGTTTACCCTATCACTATTTAAAATCTGCAATTTATGAGCGTAGAGTTAAAATTTATAAAAAATGTGACTTACTTACAGAGGAGCTAGTAGGTCTTGAACGTCTTTCTGATGGGCATATCGACCATACAGCTGACGGTATAAACTCAAAAGACCAAGCAGACGCTTTTTGTGGTTCGCTTTACTTAGCTTCTAAATTTGCAGATGAATATGCGTATAGTTATGGAGAAAATCTCGATGCAGCACTAGACGTAAGTTTAGAACAAACAGATTCTATGTTAAAATCACAGATGATTGCCGATTTTGAAAACGAATTAACAAAACTTTATTTTGATACTTGTAAAGAAATGCAGTATGCAGATGCTTTAATATCAAAGCAGCAAAGAGAAGAATATGAACGCTATAGAGATATAGCGGACGGTATAATAATCTTATAAAGGAGAACTAATATCTAATGGCAAATGAAGAGACCAAAGATATATTAAAGACTGCAACAAACAGTCCCCTGATTGGTCATCAGGCAAAACCAACAGTGTTGGATTCCACTACCAAATTAGATATTGATACTACTAAGTCTTTAGTAGATAATATCATAGAGGCAGGCCTAAGTAATACGCTGGATGCATCCGCACTAGAAAATTTTACTACAATTTCAAATGCGCGAGACCAGATTTATCAATTAATTGATACTATGTGTCAAGATTCAGCTGTTTCCTCTATTGTACGTACATATTCCGAAGACGTATGTGAAACTGGAGACAATGGACATATTGTATGGTGTGAGTCATCAGACCCTAATACAGCTAAGTTCGTTAATTATTTACTTAATGTTATGAACGTAGATAAGAAAATTTTTGGCTGGACCTATGCTCTTATAAAGTATGGCGATGTTTATTTAAGACTTTATAGAGAATCCGACTATAAAGACCCTATCTTTAAAAAGAAAGCTGAAAGAAGTAAGCTAAATGAGTCTGTAGATGACAAAGCTTTAGATGAAGCTGTAAAACTTAGCGTACATACTGCTGGCGATAAATATAGTTACTATGTTGAAATGATAGCTGACCCCGGTACGATGTTTGAACTTACTAAATTTGGTCAAACTTATGGTTATATTGAGGTGCCTAATCAAGCAAATGCTATTGATTCTGGAAGCTATACCGGTGCTACGACTGGTCTAATAGGTGGCGCATCCGCTAATCCATTCAACTTCAAATATGGTACTAAGGATGTAAATATTTATCAAGCAGATGATTTTGTACATGCCTGTCTTGAGGACAATATTTCAAGATTTCCTGAAACTGTCGACCTTTTCTATGAAACACAGAACGCAGAAATAGAAGGTACTACTGCAGAAACTTATACTTATACAGTAAAACGTGGTAAATCTTTACTTTATGATGCTTACAAAATATGGCGTGAAAAGGCTTTATTAGAATCAGCCGTGCTCCTTAGCCGTATTACTAGATCAGGTATTGTAAGAAAAGTCGGTGTTGAAGTTGGAGATATGAGCAAGGAACAAGTACAAGCTACCTTACGAAGAGTTAAAGAGCTCTTTGAACAGAAGGCAGCTTATAATACAGATAAAGCTTTTTCAGAATACAATAATCCAGGTGCAGTAGAAAACTTTATTTATTATGCTACTCATAACGGCCAAGGTGCGATTACTGTAGAATCTGTAGGTGGAGATTTTGATCCTAAACAGCTCACAGATTTGGACTGGTGGAACAATAAATTTTATTCTTCTTTCGGTATTCCAAAGCAATATTTTGGCTGGACTGATGATGGGGCGGGCTTCAATGGTGGATCTGCTCTAACTGTTATTTCTAGTGTTTATTCTAAAGGTGTAAAAAGAGTACAAAACTGTATCCTTCAAATGATTACTGATGCTATTAATCTATTTTTATTGGATAGAGGCTGTAAAGCATTTTTAAATAATTTTACATTAAAGATGCGTGCTCCATTGACACAAGAAGAAATTAGTTATCGTGAAAGCTTTACTAATAAAGTATCAGCTTTAAGTAACGTTAATAGCTTATTTACTGATGTAGAAAATAAAGCTAGACGCCTACAAATTCTTAAATCGTTGTTAACAACTATTGAAATCGGTGGAGATGTACTTGAAGCTGTTCAAAAAGAAATTGAAGCAGCTGAAGAAGAGGCTGCTAAGGCAGCTGAAGAAGCAGAGCTTACAGGTGAAGATAGTTTAGAATCAGATGACCAGACTTTAACAGATGAAATTGATACTACAGAGGAAGAAGAGCTTCCAGCTATGCCAGACTCTGAGCTAGCTGCTGAGGGCTTTACCTCACATGGTGGAGCGGAAACTCTAGTGGAAGACCAATTTATTTTTGAAAGTGATGACCTGCCTACACCAGAAGAAGCAGATAATGAAATAGATTTTACAGAGAATAATTAAGTAAATATAAATTGTAAAGGAAAACTATATGATTACTAAAAATGATTGTTTATCTATTCTCGTAAAACTTGAGGATAGCGGAATTTCTGAAGCTAACATTTATATTAAAAAAATGTTTTTAGCAAAAGAACCACCAATAGAGGTGCTACGATTTATCGCCCAAAACAGGGGCTTTGAAATTAGTCATTTTTATGAAGTACTACGTAAAAGCCATAACAAAAATAAATCTCCTCTATATACTAATATCGTAAGAGAAATTTCAGATCCAAAAGAAATTACTACTACGCTTTCAAGTTTACTTACCCAAATTCTTTTATATGGAAATAAATTAGCTCATCCGCTAGCTTTTTATAAAGAAGCCAGAGCGGAAGAAATTTCAAGAGTACTAAATACATATTTTAAAACGGGTGACTTAGATTCTTGTATTGCTTTATTAAGAATAATCAAATCAGACTTATTGGTAATGGAATATATCTCAGGACGAAGAGATTTAATTTAAAATGAAAAGAAGAGGTTTTGACCTCTTCTTTTTTATTACTAAAATTAATTCGCTAAATTAATTGATTCGGTTGGGCATAACGCTTAGCCGGTAAAAACATATAGAATTATAAGGAGATTTTCTAATGAAATTTACAAACGGCTATGAACTCATCTATGAAAAAGATGGCAAATTTTTTGGAAGTGAAACTCGTGTGCCTACTGACACTGATACAGAGCTAAGTATTACTCGTGAAGAAATTGAGGGTTATAAGCTCGTATATGTAAAAGATGATGCTATTTTAGGATCAACTACAGGCATTCCAGCAGAGGGAGATACAGTTCTAGTATCTGTTAATGAAACTGAGGAAGAAATTTCTACTGACGGCCCCAAAGATCCTGGAACTCTAGATGCCGGAGACTCAACAGAGGAAACTACTGAGCCCACTGAACCTACTGAAACCGACTCAGAACCTGAAGTAACCGAACCTGAGGTGACCGAAGAGCCTACAGAAGTAGAAGAATAATTAAAAATTAATTATAAATTATTCGCTAAATTATTTGATAAATAAAGTATTATTTTGAAAAGACTAGATGGGAGACATACAAATGGAGTCTAAAAATACAAAAGTTTTAGAAGCCTTACAAATGCAACCACTGTCTGAGGAAGAAAAAACTCGTCGTCATATTCTTGGGCGACTTTGGGGACCTATTGCAACATCAAAAGAGAAGACACGTAATGGTAGAGGTTATAATGCTGAACTGTGGCGTAAAGCCTTAGCTGATGAAATCTTTTGTGAGAAAGTTGCAAATAAAAGTTTATTTCTTGAGCTAGGCCATCCAATAGACCGAGAAGAAACTGATATGAGAATGGTCTGTGCATGTATTCCAGAATTACCTAAAGTAATTGATGGTGATTTATATGCATATGTAGATATTTTAGATACTAAAGACGGCCGACTCCTAAAAACACTTTGTGATTATGGATTTATCCCAGGTATTAGCTCTCGAGGCTCTGGTGATATTATGGCCAATGATGACGTTGACCCTGAAACATTCTTCTTAGAGACCTGGGATATTGTACAGCTTCCAGCTGTTAAAAAGGCTAGACTAGCAGTATGTGAATCTTTAAGTAATAAGAAAACACTTTCTACTGCACTTCGTGAATCTCTTGCAGAGATGACAGACGATGATAGAAAAGAGGCTCAGGCAACTTTAGAGCGCCTTGATTTGAATATTGATTTTGAGGATGATGCTGATATTCCTTGGATTCCAGGAGAAGAGCCTTTAATAGAGGATACCGAGGAAATTGAGCCTGTATTAGATCCTACTGATACAGAAAAAGAGCCTTCTAAGGAAGAAGAGCCTGAAGAGGAAGGGCTAGAAGAAGCAGCTAAAACTGAAACAGATAGTGAAGAGACTGATATAGAAGAAATAGAAGCTACTGATGCGGAGGAAGTTGAAACTGAAGTTGATGAAGACTCAGATCTTACTATTGGCGCTTTAGTTGATAACTTCTCTGAGTTTGATAAAGACCTTGCTGTGGAATTTGACCCTATAGAAATTGACAAGAATGTTCTAACTATTACTGAAGTTGTTCTTGACGATGAAGAGGAAGGCAAGGTAAAGATTAGTTTTAATTATAACTTGGAAACAAGTGATAATAAAGAAACGGATATAGAATCCGAAGCAAATAAAGAAGAAAGTTCACCAGAAGAAAACCAACCTGAAGCAGACGATGCTTCTGAAGAGGCCATTGATGATGGAGATGAGGAAGTTATTGAAAGCCTAAAGGAAATGGTACGTCAAAAGGATGCACTTGAAGAAGAAGTCTTGTCCCTTAAAGGTCGACAGACAGTCAGCGATGCCGAAGTTGAGAGATTAAAAGAGGAACTTCAAAAGTACAAGACTGGTTTTATGAGAGTGAGCGAACTTGCATCTAAATCTAATAAGCTACAAAAAGAGGTCACAAGCCTTACTGAGCAGCTTAATGCTAAAGATGAAACTATTCGTGGCCTTGAAACAAAGGCAAAAGTTAAGTTAACTGAAGGTCTTGAAAAGACTAATAAAGAAGTAAAGACGCTTCAGGAACGTTTAATTACTGTGCAAAATGAGGCGGAAGCTACTGAGCAAGAACTTAGGGAGCAGGTAGAAGTAGCACGTAAAAATACACGTGATGCAACAACTGTGGCCAAAGCATATAAGCAAAAGTATATCGCCGTAGTTGAACACTACATTGCCTCTAAAGCAACAATGCTCGGAGTGAGCACGCGTGATATAACTAGTAAACTTCATGAGGGTTATACCCTCGAGGATGTTGACCAGGTTTGCGAAACACTCCTCGCTGCTGGAAGACCAGCATTTGGATTAGGTATCGGAGCACAAGGTACACCTAAAATTAAGCTAAAAGAATCTGTAACTCAACAGTATACTGGAGGCTATGATATTGACGATGACTTGCTAGAGCTCGCTGGCCTAAAATAACTTATATAATTTATAATAAAATAGGAGAAATTAAAATGAGACAGAACCTACTTGAAACTTATTCAAGACAGCTTAAGGTTGCTGAAGCTTATGTCGCTAAGAATTTCGACGGTAAGGCAATCTCTGCTAATACACAGCTTACTACTGCTGTACTTTTAGACAATACTAATCGTTGGATGACTGAGAGCATGAATCTAGACAACAGTCTTGCAGCTACTCAGAGATCTGACCTCGGCGCTTGGAAGAAGTTCTGCTTGAACCTCACCAATATCGCTGTTCCTTCCCTTATTGCTAACGATCTTGTTATCGTTCATCCTATGACTTCTTACTCTGGATCTGTTGCATATCTAAAATATGTAGCGCTTACCGATAAGAACGGTATGCAGGGTAGAGAGCTTAGCAGCGTATTCGGCCTTGGAGAGATGGACGAAGCTCGTATGAACTACACCTCTCAGGTTGTAGTTGAGACTGGCGCTACTCCTGCTCTCACTGTTAAGACTAACGGTATTCAGTATATTGCTGAAAATGGTCTTGACGTTCTTTATGCTGACGTTAAAGCTATTATGGCTGACGGCTCCATTCAGTATGTAAAGGTTGACGCTATTCCTACTGATGCTGCTAAAATTGCTTACGTATCTGAAGAGTTCCAGATGACCAATATTCCTGCAAAAGAGATTCCTACTATCGGTCCTAAGATGGAAAGAATTCCTCTCGTTGCAGAGCCTCGTAGAATTGCTGTAAGATATGACCAGATCACTGCTTTCCAGGCTAAGACCGATTACGGCTTCTCTCTTGACAAGCAGATCGCTGAGCAGGCTTGCGGTGAGCTTGCATATGAAATTGACACTGAAATCGTTGATATGCTTTATAAGGCTGCTTTCGATCATGCAGAAATTCTTGAGTGGTCTAAGACCCTCCCTGTTGGCGTTAGCAAGTTCGAGCACTACAATGGCTTCCTTGAAGTTATTGAAGAGGCTAAGGCTGTTATCTACAACAGAACACGTAAGTTCCATCCTAACTACATGGTAATCGGTTCCAACGTTCTCCCCGTTCTTCGTTTCGTTAACGGCTTCTCTGCTGTTAAGAACGCTAAGATGAATGGTCCTTACAAAGTTGGTACTCTTGATGGACTTGATGTTTATGTATCTCCTGCTATCGGCCGTAACGAGTTCTTCCTCGGCTTGAATGGTAGCGACATGATGTCCAGTGCTGGTGTGTATGCACCCTATATGGCAATCGTTCCTACTCAGCTTCTTGGAACTCCTGATGGAGGAATGGCCCAGGGCTTCAGTACTTGGTATGCTAAAGCTCTTCTTAACAAGAACCTTCTTGTTGCAGGACGTATTGCTGACTAATTAAACTTAATACATAAAGGCTTCTTCGGAAGCCTTTATTTTTTTTATCTATAAAAATATTTTGCTGATAATCTCTTCTTTTTATTTGCTAAATTAATTGATAAGTTCGCCGATAAGGAGGAAAACAACGCTAGATGAAAACAATTGACGTTGTTGAAGAGATTAAACTCGAGCTCACAGGTGGCTTACTAGATCTAGAAATTGAAGATGTACAAATAGAGTTAGCAATTAAGAAAGCTTTAAGAGAATTACAACGCTATTGGGATGAATCTTCTTTTGTTACCGTACCTTTTGAATCTTGTATAGACCTTAAAAAATACCAACTAGATTCTTGCGCGATAGTTAAGGTATATAGAATGGATGGTATGGGAGAAGGTGGTAATAGTCTTAATGCTATGTCTGACCCACTATATGCACAACAATTTATGATTTTTAGTAATGCTGGTACGATGTTTAACCTTCAGGATTATATTATGAATTTTGCTGCTTGGACAACCATGCAACAAACAAGAAATACTATTTCTACTGATTTATCATTTAGAGAGGATAAACATAATCATAAACTTTATATTAATAGTATGTCTTCCCCAGGTTATATTACTATTGAATTTATTCCAAAACTTGCGTCTGTGGAAGATATTCAAAGTGATTACTGGCAAGATATATTAATAAGATTAAGTACTGCACTTGTTAAAGTTGTTCTCGGGCGAATTAGAACACGCTTCAGCCAATCTAATGCGCTCTGGACACAAGATGGAGACAAGATGCTTGAAGAAGGAAATACGGAGCTAAAAGAGCTACGTGAATTATTAAGAACAAATTCAAATTTGGTATATGGAATTGAGTAAGGAGAATAAATAATGGAAAAAGAAACTGTTACAATGTTTGACTTGGAAGCAGCTTTTAAAGCATTAGATGAGATTGATATTCCCAGTGTATCTGGTAAGGGTCGCTGCATAGCAAATCGCATAAATTTATCAGAAAGACTTCAAGCAAAAGCTGCCCATGAAGTCCTAGTTGAGGATTATTTTGATGTTAATAATCCTGAGGAACTTGACGCTGCCAAAGAGGAGAGAGAAGCAGAAGTAGCAAAAGCAAAACTAGCACGTATAGAGAAAATTGTGGATCTTGACGCAGAAACAGAAGACGATATTTTACCTTCTTATGTAGGAAAAGTAATTATGCAGTGTCCTCAATGTATGACTCTATTTTATAAAAATGAGGAAGATATTGAAACATCTGAAGAAACTCCAGAAGTGGTTAATATTAATGAAGTTTGCCAACATTGTGGTAATACATCTGGCTACACCCTTATTGGAAAAGTTGGTGGAATTGAAGCTGATGAAGCTGCAAACTTTGACACCGATGAGGTAGACCTAGATGAAAATGAGCTAGATCTTGATTTTCCAGAAGAAGGAACCGAAGAAGTAGATGCTGAAGGTACTGGCGATGGTGCAGAAGAAATATCTGACGAAGAATTAGACGATTTAGACCTTGACTTAGATTTTGAAGAGGAAGAAGAGGAAGAAGTAGAGGAATCTCTACATAATTCAAAGCTTCTTAAAGACATAGAAAATAAGAACGATTTAAAGACAGAAGAAAATTCGGAGCATCTTACTTTAAATGAAGAGGTTGAAGCCCAGGAAGAACAAAAAGAAGAAGTAGAAGAATCTTTACATAATTCAGAAGCTCTTGAGGATGCTGAAAATAAAAGTGATTTAAAATCTGAGATTGAATCAGATAATCTTACACTTAATGAAGAGGTAACGGATAAGCCTGAGGAAGAGCCAGAAGAACCTATTGAAGAAGGTATTGGAGATTGGTACCGTAAAACTTTTGATAAGCCAGCCTCTATATCTACTCAGCAGTCCTGGGAAGATGAGCTTAATGGTGAATATGGAGAAATAAGTGACGAGCGTAGAGCAGAGCTAGAAAAAAAATTTGCTCAGCAAAGAGACTGGGAAGCTAGACATACTACAACACCAGAAGCTGCTCCAGAAAAAGAGAAAGAACTTGCTAGCATTACCCAGGAAGGTTTATCTGAAGAAACTCCTATCACTGAAGATGCTTATGATAAGCTATTTAATGAGTTGTGGTCTGGAAAACAGCCTACTGATGCAGAAACTCAGGAAATTTTAGATGGTCCTATATTTAGCGAATCTTTTGAAGAGGCAGAAGATTTAGATGAAGAATCCATTAATAAGCATTTAACTGAGTATCTCACTGCCGTCTATTCCAATGTATCAGGTTTTGAAGCAACTGGTTGCAGTTTGAATAAAAATAACCTCATTTTAGAGGGTAAAATTAAATTTAATAGCGGAAAAGAGAAGTCTACTAAATTTATATTTGAATCTACAGATAGAGGCCTTGTAGGTAGTAATAAAGATTTTGCTACACATGAAGCTTTTAGGCTCTCCACAAAAATTAAAGATAAAGTAATTATGACTGAAAGCCTTAAATATTGTTATAAAGTTGACGGAAATCTAGTAAAAGGAGATACACAGAAATAACTGGTGAGCTTAATTAAGCTCACCACCCTATTTAGAAAGGAGCAAAATATGTCTAATAGGCTGTCTAATGATTACGGAATGCTCTTAAATAAAGATATAAAATTACATAGGCTTTATTTTAAACAAATGGTTAAGCTATTAGGAATTAATTGTCAGTATCAAGCTCCAATGAATAACAAAACCTTTAATAAGCTAGGAGACCTTGAAACTGATTATTATCCTCCTAACACAGTTGGATGTATATTTCAAGAGCATCCTGACCAAAAAACTCTAAGAAAAATGGGTTGGGTAGCAGAGCTACAAGAAGGATCTTCTATTATTCATGTACCTTATGACCTACAAGACCTCCAAGTCGGAGCGCTATTTGAGATACCCAGTGGAATAGATAATGCTCCTCCTAGACTCTTTAGAGTTATTAGTATGCAAAATATTATGATATATCCTGCATCCATTGCTTGTGAAATTGCTCCAGAATATAAAACATCTGACGAGCTTGTAAGTACACGAGATTTCTCTAAGACAAACTTTAATATGCTAGTTGATTTGGAGGAGGATGACTGATGTTCTTTCGGGTTCATAGTACAAGTCCTAAAGCAGATTTAGCAATTTATCGCACAAAAAGACAAGCATATCTCAAATTAGCTTTGTTTAGATTCGGTATTACAGAAACTTTACTGTCTCGTTACCTGCAAGAAAATTATAATATGACGCTAAAAGTAGCTTGTAAAGCTATTTTACAAAATGCCCAATATAATTTAAATCTGGATCAAGATTTAATTATAACAATACCCGATCCAGAACTGAATAAAATTGCAAAATTAATCACTTATGGTACCGGCAGGCTGGCCGGCAGCCATATACTTAGAGAAGTGTGGAAAATAAATTAGGAGATTACTATGGCTATTCATTATTATGATGACTTAGTTACTGAAAAGCTAAGAAAGTGGCTACCTGAGGCTACTACTTTAAGAATATTGCATCCTGATGAGTCAAAACGATTTTTTGAACTAACCGCTGATGACAGGAAAGACCAAGCATTCCAGCTTCCTTTAATTGCCTTATCCCGTCGCGATGAGTTAGAGCTTTTAAGCACTGTAAAAAGTCCAAAATCCTATGATGGCTTAAGATTAATTCCGCTAGATACTCCAGAAAACCTTGAAGACCTAAAGGGTGAAGCTTATACAAAAGCTAAAGGAGCGATGCCTGCTGGAATTTTTACTTACAATGTGTTACCGATAAGACCAGAGTATCAATTAGATATTTATACTAAAACAGCTGAAGAATGTGAAGAATATGTAAGAAATTTTTTATTCAAACTCATTAATAATCCAATGATGAGAATAGAAATTCCTTATAATGACTTAAAGATCGAGCATACTACTTATCTTCGCATTTTGCCAAATATAGCTAATACTAGTGCAGTCGCCGAAAGGCTATTCAGTGGGCAGTTTACAAGATGGACAATACAATTTGAATTACAAGATGCTTTCTTATTTAGCATACCTTATAAGAAAAACTGGCGAATCACTGACTCTGAAGTTGAAGCTAGCGAGGCACTTTAAAAGAAATATTAGAATAATTTTAAAATATATGCTAAATTAATTGAGATGTTGAGAAACAACAAATTAAAAATTTATATAAACTATATAAAGGAGATTTAATCAATGCCAAAAATTGTCATTAATGAATATGACTTATCTAAAGCCGGCACAGTGCCTTACGAGAATTTCTCAGTCGTAGTACCAGGCTTCCTAGCTGAAGATAAGTATACTCTTGTTGTAGACAAAAAAGCAGAGTACGATGGGGAAACACTTACAAGCCCTGCTAAAACTCATTATGAGCTAAGCGCAGAGGCTAAAGCAGTATTTGATGAAAATGGTATTTATGAATGTAGCAGTCAGCTTGATTTTGAGAATAATGTAGGTAAAAGGTCTGCCACCTTCACATCAATATCTACTGCAACAGAACCAACAGCTCCTGTAATTGATACTGTTCTAAAATTGAATACAGAGCTTAATACAGAATACAAAGAGTATGCACAGGCAAAAGACGAAAATGGAAATCTTTTGTGGGAAGATGATGAAAAGACTATTCCTAAATATGACCTTGATAACCTTATAAATGAGTTTAAAACTGACAAGAATGTTTTAGTTACTGAGACCACAGATGCCGAGGGCAATGTTATTAAAACTACTATAGAGTATCTTAATCCAGATGATTTTACACAGGCATATAATGCAGCGCTTTATGGCGTTAAGCCTGATAAAGACAATCCTATTCCTGAAATTCCAGAAGCTGAGTCAGAAGGTGATCCTGATTTTAAGGTATACTATACTAAAAAAGCTTCCAGTCTAAATGTAGGCGAGCTCAAAACAAAAACTCGTAAGTATATTGAGGTAGTCAAAGCAGAGACTGGCGCAGTTATGTTGCCAGATGCTGATGAAGCAGCAGAAACTGAAACTCTTGAGTTACAGACTCTTGAAATTCCCACAGAAACTACATACTATATTATTTCAACAGATAATGTAGGTGCAAATGGAGCATATGTAGGCGATAGAGTTTCCCACTATGGTAACCAGATGGCTTATGAGCTTCTTGGCCTTGGATATACTGTTCTTTTTAAAGCTATGGTGCCTCTTACTGAAGAAGAGTTAGCTGATAAGGAAAAGAAAGCAAATAAAGCAGACGCTGACGGTGTTTCTTATTTGAAGGCGGAGGATAGCGCAGTAGCCCAGATTAATGATGGTGACTTCTGGGAATGCCTAAAAGATAAATCTACCTATGATTTCCGTTATCTTGTAACAGGTCTTCTTACAAATAATGATATGGCGAACAAGTGTATTCTTGAGGTTGCTGACCACTCTGAAGAAGTTCTTTTAGATGATGCTTCTATGCAAGACGGACGTGGAGACTGTATTGCACTTATTGATCTAGATAGTGCTACTTATGAAGGTAAAACTCAAGTTAAAGCTATTCCAGATATGGCAAAAGAAGCTGCTGAATGGGCAAGTGCTTATGCAGCTGTGTTCGCACCTTATGTAACATATCTAATGAGTGATGACCCTGTTTATAATAATAAAACTTTCCCTGCATCCTTCCATTATCTTGCATGTGCTGCAAACTCTTCTAATAACAACTTTAATGAATGGTACGCAAATGCAGGTTATACAAGAGGTGTAGCTAAGTATACAATCGAATCTACCGGTTGCAAGTTTGGTGAGGCTGCAATTCAAGCTCTTGAACCTAGATTTATGATCAAAGTTGGTAAAGAGCTTAATGAAAGAGGAACTGCTTACAATGACATTAATACTGTTGTTGCAATCAACCTAATTGCAAAAATTAAGAGTAGCTATTATCTCTGGGGTAATAGAACTGGTAAAAAGCTAGGTACACGTGGCGCTGCAGACGGTGACCTCAAAGCTCAAGACTTCTTGAACATTCGTCAGCTTTGCTGCACTATTAAAAAGCAAGTATATACAACATGTCGTAGATTGACATTTGATCCAAATAGCAATAACCTTTGGATCAATTTCCGCAGTCTCTTGACTCCTATGCTTGAAGAAATGAAAGCAGATCAGGGAATTAAGGATTACAAGTTTGTTAAGAATGATACTGATCGTAAGGCTCTACTTTCTGCTAAGATTCGTATCGTACCGATTGAAGCAGTTGAAGACTTCGACATTGGTATTTACCTCGAAGACACTCTTGATGAAGTTGCTTTAACTGAAGCTTAATTTTAGAAAGGAGAACCTAACATATGCCAAATTATATTAATGTTGACGGCGCTCTTGGCGCATATCATATTGCTACTGATTATGCCAGCTATGAGGCTGCTAGATCTGCGTTCTTCGTACTTACTGTCCCAGAAGATCAGCTAAGTAATTTACGTAAACCCACTGAATCTGGCGATGATAACAAGACCGCATTGAAGCTCAATGCAAAGAATGCTTCTGATGTTCTTAGACTTAATGTTACTAAGACATCTGTTCCTCAGTTCACAGTAGGTACTGAAAAGTATCAGCGTGGTAATGAAGTTATTAACTTCGCTATGGTTCCTGAATGGAAAGATGGTACTCTTGAGGTTGATGATATTGTTGGTGTTAATACTAAAGATATCCTCATCTCCTGGCTCTACCTCGCGTATAACCCACAGACTCGTATGGGTGGCCGTATGGTAGACTACAAGAAGAGAGCTATCCTACAGGAATACACTCAGGACTATGTACTAGTTCGTGAGTGGGAGATCGAAGGTATTTTCGTTACCGGTGTAGAAGATTCCGACTTTGATCGCGAAAATGATGCAAAGCGTAAGATTTCTGTACAGTTTAAGTATGACAGAGCTATTCTTACTGATGTAGCTTACGGCGATAATTTTAAATAATAACTAAAATCTATATAAAAAATAGAACCTGTTTAAAAACAGGTTCTATTTTTTATTTAAATACTCGTTGTATTAATCAAGTTGGATTAGAAGGATCTTCTGGGGCTGACTCGGGCTCAGTCTCTGGCTCTGATGAAGAGCTAATTGGTTTCCAACTAGCATATAAAGTGATATTAGATTCTTCTAACTTAATTAAGTTCTCTCCAATAATTTCAGTATCTTCATTAGAATATTTCCAGCCCTTAAACTCATAATCCTCAGTAGGAGCTTTAAAAGAACAATCAGGCAAAGTGTAAAATGAACCTATAACTACTTGAGGCAGCATAACTCCACTGCCACCATTAGCATCAAAAGCCACTGCAAAAACTTCAAAAGTATTACCGTCTAATTTACCTGCAACAGCACTCACAAATTCATCATTCTTAGAAAGTGAGGCTGATACTGTCTCTGCTAGCTTGTTAGCCTTTATTGACTCTACAATACGTTTATCTTCCTTGCTCATTAAACCTGATTCGCTATCAGTTGCTGCTGGAATTTTTTCTAAATAATTGTCCGTGGTGATAGCTTTATTTAGCTTTTGTACTGCCGCAAAAGGCATTAAGCCATCGGCTTCTGCAGTAGCTACCTCATAAGTAGTATTTTCACCTGGGAGCCCCAAGTTAACGATATCTGCCTTCTGTACTGAAGTATACGCAGTTATATGTCCGCTCTTATTAAAAACAACTTTGTAGAGACTAGCATTAGAATCAGAATCGCTATCAAAACACGTAGGGTGTTCATAGGGGTTATCCTCAAGTTCTGTTACTCTATTTGCTAAGTCTGTAATATTTTCACTAGTTGGTAAACTGCTTATAATTGACTTAAGCTCCTCATCAAGGTCGTCTTCACCAATTATTGGAGCCTTAAGCGCCACAGTCTGAGCTATACCAATACTTGGAGTAACCTTAAATTCCAAAGAATTTTCTGTAGCTTCTACAGTATAAGTAGTATCAGCATCTGCAGTATCTGCTTCTTCTTTAGTGTAGTAGTTATTAAGATCTACAAATTTTTTAGTAGCTGTAATTTTACCATCTTTGTCCTGTGAAATGGTATTAATAAATTCAAGGGCTGTACCGTCAACAGTAGGATCAGCTACAACTTCTTGTACTTTTTTATAATCAGCTTCGTTAAAGTCAGTTACTTGACTCTTAATGATAGCAATATCCTGGAAAGTGGCAGAAATTCTACCGTCTGTCTCAGTAAGTGTTGCTAATGTTTTACTAGCACCGAAGCCTGTAATATCAGTTACATCAAGGGTAGTAATTTTATCATCAATACGGTCATCTACATAAATATCAACATCTTCTGCAAACTTAGCTGAAGTAATTGTGCCATCATTGATAGTAGCAGTAGCAACAAAATCTTTACTAATATCTACTGTAATTACGCCATCTGCAGCAGTTCCACCTGTTACATATTCGATAAGATGCTTAACATCAACTCTAATTTCTTCGTCATTATTAAGTACAAGAATAAGCTCATTAGTCTCTTGATCAACGGAACCACTCTTAATAACAAGGTCTCTAGGAATATCAATAGTACAAACAGTCTGACCATTCTGTGTAAGTGTATGACGTTTATAAGCAGCGGTATTACCAGTAGCAGCTACTTCCTCATCAGTACAAGTTACTGTATAATCAGTTTGAGCTGGAATATCATTTATTAGCTCTTGAGCAAATGCTTTAGCACCTTTTATAGTGTCCTTATCTTTGGTGTCAGCAGCTGTGCCGATTACTGGATCAAAGTTAACAGCTTTAGTAGTAATAACAACTTCACCATTAGCATTCTGAGCTATAGTATCTACAAAAGTATTAGCCTCAGTACCTTTTGCTTTTACTGCTGTTTGAAGCTGCTTATATTTACCCTCATTATCTGCATCTGTATTATAAGCACTAAGATCAATACCGATTTTTGGATTCTTGGGCTCAGTATTATCTACTGTAATAGCTGTTCCTGCTTCTTTTTCTACACTTGTTACTTTATAGTCATTTAAGCTAGTTAAAGTTATTAAATTTTTATCTGGAAGGTCAGCACCATAAAGCTGTTTGATAGTGTCTCCGATAGACCTATATGTACCATCAGTACTTAAATCTGTTACTTTTATGCTAGTTACTTTAAGATTAGTATTCGGTAAATGAACTTGCTGTTTGTTATCACTGAATGTAGCTTTATAAGCTGTATTATAACTCAGATAATAGTAAGTTCCATCATCCTGTGACAAAGAGTTTAAGGTAGCCTCGACCGGCTCATTGACTGTATATCCAATAGCATAACAATAATACTTAGAAGTTTCTGTATCATCCTCAACAGCATCTAAACCTTTGGAAGCATCTTTGGAAGCATTTAAAGAAGCTAATGAATAAGTTATTCGCTCAGAGTCCTCACTAGAAGCTAAAGCTAAAACTATAGGCTCTAGCTTAATCCACAAGGTCTGGCCTTCACTAAAGGCAAAATCTTTTATCTCAAAATAGTAGCCATTAATCACTACACGCGTTAATTTCTGGCTTTCATTCTGGCTTTCATTCTGGCTTTCATTGTTAATAACCTCAACAATGTAGCTGTGCTGCCCTAAGAAATTACCCCCAATATTAGTAAAATTAGTTTCGGTAATTAATCTAGCTTCTGGGTCAAATACTGCGGTCTGAGTCTCAGTCTGTGTGAGTATGCCGTCCGATGCTTCTTCTTGAGTAGTTTCTGTTACCGTGGTATTAAAGCTACCTCTGGAATAGCATGGAAATATTTTTACTTTATTACTCTCAAAAAACGTCATTTAAGATTCTCCATTCATAAAAGATATTTGCCAATCAATTAGCAAAGTACTTGAAATTTTAATAGGTTGCGGGTCCCACGTACCATCAGCTGTAGTTAGCTTATAAACCGCAATAGCAGATTGATCTTCACTAACTTCTGTTATTTTTCTAGGAAACAGGGCTAGTATATATACTTTTTTTCCAGAAGTTATTTGTGAATAATCAACTTTAAACTGTAAGCCTAAAGTTCCCTCATCAACATCATCTCTTACCTCTGAACTTGCAAGAGGAATATAAGGTGTTATCCGCAATAGGTGGTTGTTTAGCTGCTCTTTACACAGGTCAGACCAAGAAGTAGATGAAGAGCACCTATTAGCAGATTCCTCAGAATCAAAAGAATATAAAGCTATCGAATGAGGGATAGTAGTATCCAAAGCATCTCTGCCCATAAATATGTCACGCAGGCCTCTAAATAAAGCTGGCAATCCTTGATTGTGATATTGTTTTGTGCTTAAAATACGAGAACCGCGCTTTAAATTTACGGTTACCTTGCCAGAATAAGCAATAGCTGCCTCTGATTTTTTATTTACTTTATTCATTGATTTTATCACTCCTCATTAACTGTAGCAGTATTAGATGTAGTAGGCTTAACCAATAATGCATTAGACGCAATATTTTGTTTCAAGCTAAGTTGTCCATCAGAATCTTTAAATATGCTAGATCTTGCTAAATTTTTATCTGGCTTAGAGAATTGTACAGGCCGCTTAGTCTCTACTGTATCTAAAGTAACAATATCTTTTAATCCTATAATGCTGCTAGACTTAATTGTATCCACTCCAGCACTTACAACTGTAAAAACCATACCCGCCGGCAAAATATAAGGTAAAATTTCCAAAATAATTTCTCTACAGGAGGCAGTAGGTGGTAAAGACACCACTAATTCAGTATCATGCTCAACACTTAAAGTAAAATGATCCTCTAACCCATCAGCATGCATTAAAGCTGTGCAAAGAAGTTGCACAGCTTTCTTGCTGCCTTTAGCTTTCATCATTTGTGGAGCTACTGAACATACTGCCCTAAGTTGCTTTGAACTATATTTAGCCCCATCAAGTCTTAAGCCAAATGTATAGGCCATTAGCTCCAACAATTGATCATCTGAATTAATACTTAAAGGTAAATTAAATAACAAATCTGCGTCTGTTTTAATCGCATTTAAAACTAAATCAAAAAGATGCCCAATAAGCTGGAAGTCCCTAGAATTATTATAATAAACACTTGGTACAGAATCTTGAATTTTAATCATTGTAGTGCACCTCAATTATAACTTAGATGTTTTTGAAACTACAATATAGTTTTCTAAATGATTATCTATTGTGTCCAAAGCAGATATAACAAATTTATTAGCAATATTTTGTTTATCAAACCAATGCTTAGCAAGTAACATAGTGTCATTTGGATCCAAATCATTTAAGTCAATACCATAGGTTTCATTTATAATGTTTGTGTAATAACAGTCCTTATCAGGATCTAAAGAATCTAACCAAGTTAAAACTAAAGCATTGTCAATGAAAATACTCGGATAGCTCTCTCCTGCAATTACATCTGTCTCAAAGCGCTTAGCGTCGATCTCTGGGCTGCGCTGGGCCAGTTCTATTTTGGTCGCACTTAATTTTTCAAAAGCTTCAATAATAGCTTCATCACTAACAGCTTCACCTGTCATTTTTTTATTCAGAAGCTGATCAAAAGCTTTTTGTGCATTTAATACTTCTTCCTGTTTATCATTATCAGTTGTAGACTGTATACCTTCAGCTGAAGGATCTATAGCAAACTTTGCACCATTTCTGCCATAGGCTAATTGTGGATTAAACAGTTTTTCCAAATGTACTATTTTCAATTCTCCTAGGACTACTGTTAAATCTGCTTCTGCTGGAGCAAAAAGTTTTAAGTTACCAGTATTCTTAATTACGATTGTATTTAGACCATTTCTAAGAGTGTAATTTTTCTCTACACCTGATACAGCACTTGGGTCTTCGATATCTTCTTCATCTGCCCACCAATTCCAGCCATAGAAAGTAGAATAATCATTAGAAAAGCTATTGCTGTTATTAAATATTGCTAAATCAGCTTTAGTTTTAATTGTAATCTTATCTGTAGATTCTTCAGACAAAGATTCTACATAGATAGTTAATAAACCAAAACGCTTTTCTGGAATTAGTGCTGATAATTCAAGCACTGGTATATTACTATCCAAATGTTCCCGACCTAAGCTAATATAAGAAGTCTTATTTGATACTGGAGAGAATGTATCCCCGTTAGATAACTTTAAAGTTTTCTTTTTACAAGCTTTAAGTGAAACATTAGAAAAAGTTGAATCACCACGATCCGCAAAACTTATGTCCCCTGTATTACTGATAATAGAAGTACTTGCAAACAAGGTAAGAGGTACAACAGCCTTTCCAGTATTATTTGTACTAGGCTGAGACTCAGTATCAGCAGTAGTATCTTCTTTATCCAAATCAACCACTAGCGGTGTATACACTTGAGTTAAGACTAGTGTTGAATTTTTATTCTCATCATTCTCATAGCCATAAAGCTTAATAATATCTCTAGCCACTTCTTGTCCATAAGAATTTTGATGCACATTTAAAGTTTGAGATATGGTAGGACTCATAATCAAGTCAAGCCTGCCACAAGCAGACCACTTACAATCATCTATCAAGAAAGTAGGTAAAGAATCCTCCATTTTAGCAGAGATAAAATCAGCTGACTCAACAGTTGTCCACTCAGCTCCAAGGATAGGCGAGGGCGCATTCTCTGATAACTTTATATGAATTAATTGATCCTCTTCAATCAAGTTAACGTATTGATATTCATTTATAGTAATTGAAGCTCCCGGCTCTGATAACGTTACATAAGTCCAAGGAATTGAAGCAATTAAACCAAGCTTATTAATTTGTTCTGCAGAAAGCTTATTCTCGTTAAATGGACGTTTTAGAACAGGAGTATTAATACCTGTTACTATTTCTGTTCCTGATCCATAATAAGCCATTGCCTCCTGAGCAGAGTCCGTATAATAAAGGTATTCTCCTGGCTGCAAGGTATAACTTCCCTCAGGGAAATATTCAAACTCTTCATCCCTGCGTGGCGACTTGAGCTCCCAGTAGAGCCCAGCAGTAGAATTATCTAACTTAACTTGAATACGCTCTCTTATTTCAATTTGTTCTGTGGCACCTAAGGTAAACATTCCCTTAATAGTACCACCAGCAGTAGTGCTAGATAATACACGTTTATCATCTGGAACAGTCCAAGGACCAAACTCCGAAGTTTTTGTATATGGAGCTAATTCTATTTGATCATCTGCATCCATTAAAGTAAAGTTTGCTTTAATAATGGTGCCAGCGCCATAAGCAATATTCTTAACTACAGAAGTTCCATCCTCTCGACCCTCAGATGAAGAATAAGTAAACAGCAAGTATTCGCCAGGCTTTAATGCATACTCTGCATCCGCCGGAATTCCATTAAAGGTCGCTCCAGCTCCTAAGCCATCTTTTGTATGAGAGGCTGTAGTATCTGGCCAAAGTCTTGGCACATAAATATCGTCAAAAGACAAGTCTGCTGGCACTATACTTATTAGCTCATAAGTACAACGATTTTCATCTACCAATAAACCTGGCTTCTTAGAAAGATTAGAACGGCCTTTGGTATATAAACCTTTAATTGGTTTTTCTATTGCACTACCTTTAATCAATTCAGAAAGTAGGGGTGGTTTTTGGAAGTCTAAATCTGCTGGACTATTCATTGATGCTACATCTACTCTCAATACAGAATTGATTGCACCAGACTCACCAGTTCCGTCAGACTCCCCATTGTCTCTTGTACCCTGTAGCCACTGAGTAACAGCTGCAAAAGTAGAAGAATCTATTTTAATGCCATAAAAATCCACTTTTTCTGGAATTTCATAAACAATTGGGGTACCTCCAGAAGTCTTGGAAGCTTTTGGTATTGTAAAAACTTGGAAACCAGCAGCAGGGATAGTTGTAGCTTTAATTATATGCTTACCATCACTATCATAATTGTCATCCGATTCAAGATTATACACTACTTTAAGCCCATTAGTAAATAAGGAACCATATTTTTTAATATTTCTTCCAAGCGCGGTTTGTGCGGAAACTTCAGCTGGAGTATTTGCATTAATATTTTCAGCAGTACTAAAGCATTTAGTCATAAACTTAGAGTTAGCCTTAGATGCACCACCAGAAGTAGTACCACCATCCTCGGATGGAGATGAAGAATAAGTGGGGTCAGTCTTCAATAAAGCATCAAGCTTTTCCTGCCAGCTGATGGATTTATTCCATGCTTCTCCTTCATAGTAGCCCTCCGGGCCACCATTGAAAAATTCAGTCAGAGACTGCATAGTTGCTGGAATAGCCGCAGTTGCCTTTCCGCTAGTTTTGTTATTACTCTTAAAATAATAATTTACATAAGCCGGATATGTTTTAACTGTTTTAAAATTAGGAGCTCTAAATTGAATAACCTCTTTTTCTTTTAAAACCAAAGGCTCTTCAGGTGAAATATAGGCTGTATTTACTCTAAACTCTGATTTAATTGCACTTATAGCTGGCAATTCCTTTGAAGTAGTTTTTAGCTGTAAGCCACTATTATTATCGACTTCCTCATCAATAGTTACATAGCCTTCTGCTTTAGCTTCCAAAAAGGTATCATAAGATATTTCTGAATTATTATTTTCCTTAGAAGTAATATCTAGTAACCAGTTCGCGCTATCGCTCTGTGCTTCTATTGTAAACGTATTTAGAACTGTACCAGCAGGATCAAAAGATAGAGCAAAAGGCTGCTGTTCTGAACTAATAGATGTTAAATAATCTGGTTTATCCAATAATATTCCTAAAAAGTATCCTAATATCTTTAAATCCTTTACATCAGATATACTTAGTGAATAAATCTCTGAGCTAGATTTAACAAAATATAAGGACATACAGTTATCTGCAGGGAAATAAGAATAATACCATTCTTCATTAGCCTGTCCAAAACGAATAGCCCAGCCAAGAGAACAAATTTTTATTTCAACTCCGGGTTCCTCGCTGGCCTCGATAGCACTAGCAAAAATTTCATCAAGCTCTGTTTCTGCTTCTACTGCCCAACCTGTCGCAATTGGAGAAGTCGTGCCTGCAATTGTAAAATAATATGCGTCATTTTCTAGGTCAGAGATAAAAGTTCCTAAAATTGTCGTAGTATTGTCCTTGAAAGTAACTTGGAGCTCGTTATTGTCTGTCAAGCTGTATGAGTCTACTACCATTGACTTTGGAGTAAAGCTAGGTATTAAGCCTATCGGGTAGCTGCGTACAGTTGCGGATAATTCATTTGGGGATAACTCAACAGTATAAGGAGACTCTAGAGTACTACTATATAAATATCTAGTATCAACAGATAACTCATCCTTATTAAGAATAGCTTCTAATGTAGAGCTACAGTTATCCTCTGTTGGTACCTCAATCATAGTATCCTGCCAGATAACTTTTAAAGAAGCAGCGTCAAGTACCTTACGCCCAAACACAGTGGAAAAACTTTTCGATTTTTCTTCATCTATAGTTAAGGTAATAGTTACCTTATCAAGACATTTCTGTGTACATATATTATTAAAAAGTACATTGAGCAGCTGGATGTTGTCTGTATCTTTTAATTCATTTGCATTGATTGAGGTAAAAACAAAATCCCTAGTTTCAATAGAAGACTCACCAGAAAAAGCTTTGCCTTCTAAATGAACAAATTTATTACGAACATCATGCTCAGGTGTACAAATTAAAGTATAAGCTGCGTTAGCGCTCCCTGGCTCATACATAGCAAATTCTAAAGAATTTATTGCAGCCAAGATAGCCCCAAAATTCTCTTCTGTCGGTGCATCAAGTAAATTCTGCAAACTTATAGAGCAGATTCCTGTTTTAGTATTAGTATAGCTACAAGTCTTAGTATTAGCATCAGCAAAGGAAATACTCTTGTCTAAACTAATCAGCTTTTCGTTAGGCAATACTTTGCTTGCAGTAGCATTAGTGTTAGATGAACCTGCTGGATAAGCTTCTAAATTGAACGCAGACTCAAATGTTTTATCAAAGTTGAATAGTGGCACTTTACCTGCTAAAGCATTCTTTAAAGTAAGATCTAAATAATACTTTCTAGCCTGTTCTGCTGAAGCTAAGTCTTTGAATATATAATCACCAGTAATAGGATATTCTTTATTATTTGCCGTATGCACAGTAAGATAGATTTTTGGATCGTCCAATACAACATTCTTAATTTTAGTGTGCGAATGCAATAAAGTTTTAAAAATCAAATCATATGGAAGCTCTTCACCAAAAGATACCTTACGCATGTTAAATTCTTTATAAAGAGCTCTATGTGCCGCTGCCTCAATTTCAGCAGCTTCTAAAGTTGTAACACGCTCTGTAGTAGCAAGTCTAGCTGATAATTGAAAATACGCTTTTATACAAGCAATGTCATTGTCCTCCGGATCAATAAAATTGTGAGCAATAGTTTTCTGGTCAGCTAGATCGGCTATAATATCTAAAGTCTTTTCATTTGTATAAGTAAAAGAATTTTCATAGTCTTCTTTAGTATAGCCTTCTGTAAACAAAAATGGATACAGAACTAAGTCAAAGTATTGTATACGCGGAGTTTTTGCAGCATTGTTCGTTTGATGTACTTTATATTTGGTTGTTGCACCGGATTTAGCTAAAGTACTAAGAGAGTAAGCCCTATTAATGTCGTCTCGAATATCACTAACAAGCACATTACTAA